GCGACCACGGGGGCGGCAGAGGATGAGGGCGCGGGGGCGGTCTTCTTGGCGGCGGGCATCTTGTTTGACTTAGTAGGAGTATTGATTGCTTCCATTTCTAACGCGGGTTATACTCTCAATACTCCTTACCTGTTTAAATCACAATCTGCAGGCGGCGCTGATAATTATGAAACACACAGTATAATTTTCGGAGCAGTCGTTCAAAATCGATAAAAGCACCCTGGAGACGTTATACGATGCCTGAAGAGATCCATATTTGTACTTTGCGAACTTGGTGAGCAGAGTCTTGACCCACACAATGTACTTCTTCCGGTTTGAGTCTGGCGTCTTGTGTTCCGATGAGTATTCCAGAAGGTCGATGTATATGAAATTCATGAGTATGTAGAGCTGGGTCTTATTCAACGACGAAAAAAGCAGGTGGTTCATATCGAAGAACCCATTCTCTTCGATGATATGGCAGACGGTCAACCACTTCTCGTTTACGAGATCTGCGAACGTCTCGGGCTTTGGGGCATCGTGGTAGTTATCTATCCCTAGCTTCTTTCGTATTCTGCATAGATCCCGTAATCGTTTTCTTGTGTCTATACTCAGCAGCTGCCGAGTGTACGCATTGGCGGGCTTCGCGGATTTTTTTAAGATGTGGTATAAACTACGCACATCAAACCACCAAAGCTTATCTGCTTCCCGGAATGAAAAATAGTTCAGAGGGTGAACTTTAGTCTTATCGTCCAACGTGACAAGTTCTTCCGTATTATGACAGTCTTTGCGGTTCAACACACCTTCGCCGGCAAGTTTCAACCGCTTACGGATAAAGTACCCTCTCCATATTTTCTGTATGTGTGTAGCGTTCTTCTTGCCGTTATTCAGATCAGCCCATAACCTCTTAACCTTTGATTTGACGTGCTTACCGCAAAACAATAATCCTTTCACTGCCTGTGAAGGACACTGTTCCAAGCTCGTCTTGTTCTTGCACGATGCGCAGAGCACCATTGTTTAATCCTATTGTTTCCTTTCCTGTAAAACGCAAATGTAAAGTTTGGATCCCGAAAACGGATTTAGACCTTTCTAACCTAAACAGGGTACAACAACAAGAATGAACGGTCCTATCCATGCTAACGCAGTCAATGTGAACGACGTAACGTTTCAGGTAGGTCAGGCCAAGGCAGGTCGTAATCCCCCCATTAGCATGCGCTACAACGGCAACAGCCTACTCATCCGCATGCCCCGCGTGGGCTACCCCGGCGGGGTACTGATCCGCGAGGGCGACACGGGCATGAAGACGTACACGCTGATCGGCTCTCTCAAGGGCTGCGACGCGTATGCGAAGGAGCGCTCGGCTGCGACTGACGACATCAGCAAGCTGTACAATCTCCTCAAGGATCTGGATGAGCACATCATCAAGTCCGCTGTGGAGAACAGCTCAAAGTGGTTCGGCAAGAAGCGGTCTGAGGAGGCAATCCGCGACGCGTTCAAGCCCATCCTCAGCGTATCGACCGACAAGGTTGATGGCGAGTATGTTCCCAACGGTAAGTACCCGCCGAGCTTCCGCGTCAAGGTTCCGGTGTACGACAACCGCGTCTCGACCGAGATTGTGGATGCGGCACGCAACCCGGTGACGTACGTGACTCCCGAGTCGCTAACCTCTATCTTCCCCAAGGGCGTCGAGGCAAACCTCGTGGTCAGCGGCAGCATCTACGTGATTGCTGGCGGTGGCTTCGGTGTGACTTGGCGCCTCACGGCCGCCCAGGTCTTCCCTCAGGTGCGCCGCACGGCTGCTGATATGTTCGACGATGAGTCGAACGCAGCGCCTACTGTGGTGGATGATGAGGAGACTCAGGTCGCTCCGGTTCAGAATGAGGATTCTGAGTATGGCGGTGCTGGTCAGAGCTCTGTTCAGGCGTCTCAGTCGGTCGATGTTCCTCCCGTCGTTGCTCCGGCAAAGAAGGGCGGTCGTCGGGTGGCTGCAGGTGCGGGTTCAGCGTAGACCAAACACGAGAGTCCGCAGGAGCAGTGTACATAACGAACGAGTCGTCAACAAACAACACCGAGCAATCGGGAGATAAATAACTAAAAACTTTCGCGTCCGGGCAACTGCTTGGCGCCGAAAGAGTTTTTTTCCCGCACTTGGAGCACGCGTAAATCTCAGGAAGCTTTATGATCATCTCCGGAGTCATAAGGCGGATGTTTGAATCCAGAGTTTTATCAATGACCGTCTTGAAATCGTCCTCTAAACAATCCTGGTACGCTTCATTGGACATGAGTGCCCACAGCGTAGCGTCTTTCGACACCCAGTTCGATTCCTGTAGAAGCGTGGAAAACGCGTTCTTTTCAAACCACAGCGAGTAGAACAACGCGGGGTTTTCGGCATCGTGTTCTGCGAGACCCACCCTTTTCAAGTTATCGTCGTAGAGCCAGTACACGTTCCAATCGTACGTCCTGTCCAGCGCTCCGCGAAACACGTCGCGACCATTGTAATTCCACTCCTCCGCTTCGAAATCGTCGTCGTGATCAGCTATGTCTTCCGAGATATCCCGGTAAACATAGTTGGGAATAAGGTTAGAATACATTTGTTCTTGAAGGAGTTAATCAAACTTAACAGTTACACGCACATCATGACGGGTCATAGATTTTGTGGCCGAGTGAGACAGTTCGTGGCGTTTACGTTTTGGCCCATCGGTCGAATCCTTCGGTTCGTGCAACCGAGTCTCCATGTCCGCATGCACGGTCTCGCGATGCGTCTCCAGATAATCTAGAACTTCGTCCGTGATGGCCCACTCAAAAAAGTTCAATTGACCGACCGTCGTGTCCATATCGTGGAACTTGATGCGCTTCCATCGGCAGAAGGGGTCAAACATCTTCTTGCTGTAGGCCTTCAGATGAGACTTGTAGGACAGATACACAATCACATGCTTCTGCGCCTTCGTCATGTACGAAACATTGTACTTCTTCGCGTAATTGGTCACGAACCAATCGATCAAGCGAAGGGAGAGGTTGGATTTTCCGGTAAGAATATCGCGAACGCGGTCAGTGACTGGGGATGTATAAAAACGCTCTAGCCGGAATAGAACCCATTGCTCTTGGCTTTGGATCTCCGGCATTTGTTATGAAACGGGCTGTACCCTGAAAACGGGTTTGACCCATACAGAATAAGTACGCGCTCATGGAACTGGGAATGGATAAGGTTGAGCAGATTCTGTTTCTCTATGGCCAGGACGATCAGCGCACCGATGCATGGCACACCAAGCGCGGCGAAATGTTAACTGCGTCAGAAATTTACAAGGCCGTACACGATGCGTCGCCCGCTCTAAAACATGAAATCGTGATGTCCAAGCTGACTCCTCGTCAGCAAAGCTCGGGCTTCGGAGCGCGGGCTTTGGTTTGGGGAACGAGGATGGAATCCATCGCGAAACACATTTACTGCACGTACCTCCAGGGAGGAGTTACTATCGTGGACACGACCTGCATACCTCACCGCGACCATCCGTTTCTGGGAGCTTCGCCGGACGGGATTCTTGTGACTCCCGATAAGAATGATTTTCGGTACGGAAAGCTCGTGGAGTTCAAGTGCCCCATTTCCCGCGAGTTTTCCGACGACACGCCAATTCCGCCGGCATACTATCACCAGATGCAGTTGCAGTTGGAGTGTACGGGTATGGACGAGTGCGATTACGTGGAAATGAAGTTTCGCGAGGTGAACTATTCTGAGTGGGAAGCGTCTACTGCTCAGTATAAGTCATGGTTCGCTGTTGCCGAGAACGGCAGGGTGGTTTATCGGGACATTGAAGATGCCCGGGACGTCCAAACTTGGCGCAAGGAGATGATGCCGAATTTGGAGACCGAGTGGTGGACGACGGTGTACTGGATCTTCGAGAAGTACCGCCTCTCAACCGTTCCCCGAGACCCCATGTGGCTAACTACGAACCTCGAGAGTTTTCGTACTATCTGGAACACGATTCAGGAACACCGCAAGGCGGGAACTCTGCCCGACCACCCGAAAGAGAAGACGATTCTAACGTTATAGCACCGTTCGATCCGTTGTACTTTCAGTGTCTACAGGAGACATAATTACTGGAGATTCGGGAACAATCACCTGGATTTGTCCCTTAATAAATGAATTTGAAAGAAGATCATCGGCTGGAAGGTTGATGTGTCCACTCGTATACTCTAGCAGCTTCTTAGCACATGTCTTTGAAACTATATATGCGCTTGTACGATTAAAGAACCTCCTTTCAATATTGAAGAAAGATTTGTTCACATTTGTTGTTCTTAAGTAAGGAAAGCACTCAGCGTCTCCTAACTGAATAATATCGAATACAACCGGTAAATCACGCAGAATATCTAAGTTTCCGATAATTTCAGCATCGTCTTCTACAACCAGATAATTGTCTGCATCTTCATCAGCTACTAGCTTCTCATATAGTTTAATATGACTCCAAGAACACCCAAATTGACCAATAGTCATTCGCTCTTTATTCAAACGTACTGTAGGATCATACTTTTTTGTTTCGCCGTTGTAGCTCAATATATTATTTGATAAAGTGATATATTTTCCATTCACACCGTAAAACACCTCGGTTGGAATTCCAAGCTTGCCGAGAGACTCTTGCGTTTTCTTCACATTGGGTATGCGTTGAGTACTCGTAGACAGAGTCAAGATAAAACCCTTCGTTCGCGCATTCTCGTGCTTAGAAATAACGTTTGAAACGATCTGGAACATCCCGTACTTTTCCATAATGACCTTCTTTGCTGACCGAATCGCATCAATGCGCTGAGACCACCAATCCTCCTCTAACGCCTGCTTCATTATACGCGCCGATTCAACGGGGTCGTCAAGGGGAAGGCGTACAAATGATCGAGGATCAATGTACTCTTCTAGGTTCGGGCATCCCCAATAAAATGGAAGTGATTCGCAGATGAGCGGTTCCCAGATCTTCTCGGTCGCATAGTTGACTTCAAAGTTGTTTTCTACCGCTAGAATGTACTTGTGGGTTGCGTACACGTTGTACCTGTCTTCGCCCCGAACCGGGCTAATATACGAAGGAAGGGAATGGTAGTTTTCCCTGCCGTATACGTGAACCAATTCTGGGAACTGCCGTGAAAAATTGATGCGCAAGTTATGGCCGGTGTCCTGAACCTTCTCGCTACACACCAATGCTGCAACATTCCTCCTTGGAGGAAGATTGTGAATATCGCCGCCCAAAGTCCAGTTCGCAGCGTTCAAGAACCTGCGACAGGTATGGACATGAAGGAACTTACTGGGGTCTGGGTTGACCCATTCATTCATCCAAACCTTAACGCCCCACGGTTTCGCGTCGTCATAGACCCACGGCTCCATCTGAAGAATGATCGTTTTTTTTGGGTCGTAGTATTCCTCGCCACTCGTAGGAAGATTCAGGATAACAAAGTAGTCTGCATCATCTCGCCAAGTCAATTCGAGCCCCGGAGCTGGGAATTTAGTATTAAAACTGGAAACAAGATCCTTTGACGATGACCAGTTACAGATCATCTTGACCTTCTTCGTGTTTAATGTGCTAGCAGGATCCTCGACCGCGTTGACCGGAGGAGCTGTTTTCTTGATATAAATACCGTCATGTGGACGGAAATATGGAGACTTCGCTAAGGCAGACGCATCAATCTTGCTCTTAAAAAATCCGAGAGTATTGAATCCTTCACATTTGGGGTCGGAAATACAAATTGCCTTGAGTTTGTCGACCGAGAGTTCGTAGAAGTACAGATCGTCGCCAATATGGTCAAGTCCAGGTATGAATTCAAAATCCACAACAATATCCTCAATGTTGCTGAAATCAAGACCGTCCATGTTATTCTGAATATCGGTGTCCACCGTATTCCCAACCACCTCACACCACTCTGAAAACACAATCTGGGGGCGCAGTTCCGTACACTTCAGCTCCTTACAAATCTTTACGACGTAATCAATCCCGTGCTTGATCCCGTTCTTCGCAATATAGTCTACTAGAATCTGCGCTCCCCTCTTGTTGATCGAATACGCAAACGTCCCGCCAACATTCAGATCATTCTGCATGGCTGCAGCTGTGATCGTCTTGTCTTTGAACGTTACATACGTATCCTTTGTGGCCTCACGGTTCGCGCTGAACATATGGTATCCGAGCAACAGGTACTCGTGATTCACAAACTCTGGCTTGAGTGTTTCGTAAACATCCTTAAATTCAGGAGCAAGAACAATATCATCTTCTAAAATAACGTAGTAGTCCGTAGTCTTATCTACGAGAAGCGCCCTCCACAGATTGTAGTGGGTCATCGCACACCCAATAAACCCGCGCCGATTTCCGAAATCATTGCCGTTGAACAGGGTCTTAAGTTCCAGAGTAGGTTTCAGCGCATTACCGTCTACAGCCTCTATGAACTGGAAATCTGTAATTTTAGCATTCTTCAGCAGAGTCTCCGTTGCTTCCTTTCGATCAGGGCGACGCTTGAGGTTCACAACCTTTATGGGCATACTTTTATTGAATTGGTTCTCGTTATTTAAGTCGTATGCATTCTTCACCGTCTTATCATTTCGTTCCGAAGTGAGCCGGCCGGTGTGGCGACAACATACCATATCGAAAAACGCAGACTTGTATCCCCTGGACGTCCATTTCATAGCATAATCCATCTCGAAGAACGTGTTTGGACTATCATAGTTCCCCAATCCAAGGATCGCGTCGACCGACACTATACTCGGACGGAAGCTGTAGTGTGGCCAGTAGTGACAGTTCTCATACGGAAACTGACCTTGCTTATGGTCGTGAACTACGAATCCGGGAGATACGGGAATGTACCCTCGCATCGTTACGTTCTCAATGGTTTCAGCATATGCGCGATTGAATAATACCTGTTTAATATCACCATGCGTCTCCAGAAATTGGATGGAATCGGTCACGTAGGATCGGCGGATATAAAAGAGGAAGTCGTCCTCCATATGAATCCAGTACTTCGGACGAAGTTCGTTGAGCTTATTCCAGATGATGTTCATGCTTTCACGATGCCCCTTTTCCGCCGGAGTCTTCAGATAAAATTTGAACCACGGGTACATCTTCTTCATAACAGATCGATCGAACTTTGACGAATTGTCGTCCACGCAAAACCAGTAATCAATCTTGTCCCGATCCGTCCAGCAGTTCAAAATAGAGTTCACAGTTTCCTTGAAAAGATCGAGCCGCTTACACGACGTCATGGACAGAAACACCGTTGGGCGCTCGTTCTCCTGACCCTTGAATTTTGAAGGCATGGTTAGAGCTGGCCGATGCTTCGCAAACAGAATATTCCAAAGAACGCACAGTTCTTTGGTATCATCGGCAATCTGCAAATAATTGGTGAGTGCGACAAACAGAGCTCCGCTGTCCTTATCCTCGTTGATCTCACGAGCGTGTGCTCGTAAGTTATGGAAACACGCCCGAATAATGGCCGGGTTCGAAACATTATTGATGACGATCTTCTTCACACACTCGTACGCAAGATCTCGCCGCCCACACATAAAGGCGCTCATACTGCAATTGAATTCGAGAACATCGTTATAGAAGTCGCGGTACAGAAACAGTTTGTCCTGCGGGTCTTTATTGTAGTTCTTGTTTGCCTCATACAGAAGTGTCACAAGATAATGGTGCCCGTTCTGATGCAGAAGTTCTCCCGCAAAGATGACGCCTTCTGCCCTATCGGGGTCGAACATCTGAGCCTTCAGAAAATATTCGAGCGACCGCGAGAAGTCGTTCTTTGTCCTGTACAGCTGCCCCAACATGATGCACGAATAATACCGCTCCTGCACCCACGAATTGAGCTTGTCGGCAACAAGAGTGTACCATTCGATCGCATCATCCGGACGGTTCGAATCCTTGAAACTTTGGGCGCAGTAGAAAGCGTACCTGTTTGCTAAGCCTCCGCCGGTCGCGACTTCCTTCTCGTAAGCGTTCTTCAGAATCATCGCATCCTTCAAATACTTATCCTTATCCTTGCTGCGCGCCCCGGTCTTTCCGGAATCCACGTAATAGTTCCCTTCGATCATTCCTTCTGTGGGCTGGCCTTCGTCCAAATGAAGGAATTCGTGAAGGACGCCGATAAACGATGACTTTTTCTGGGCAGTCACGATGAGCGGACGGTAGTACGTGAACCCTTCTCCGAACTTGAGCTTGTAGAAATCGTGAACTAGATTGTGGGGAATAACCAACTTTCCGTGAATCGTATCGTCTGCATCGAAGATAAAGATATAGTCCGCCTTCTTGTAGGCTGCGCGCAGAGCTTCGGTGCGGTTGTATCCGAAATCGCGCCATTCGTGCTGAAGAAGTTCTCCCGGAATATTTCGGGACTTAAAGAAGCTCCGAATAATATTCTGCGTTCCGTCTGTTGATCCAGTATCACATATCACCCAATAACTGAACGTGATATGAGTACATAGTTTCTCCAACGTATCTTGAATTACGTGGGACTCGTCCTTCACAATCATATTTAAGCATAGCGTCTTGCCCGGCGGCATTTTTTCTTATTAGCGGGCATGCGCTTAAGCGGGAATGTAGGAGTTGAACATATTTACGCGGTAAGGCGTGGGTATGCCCGGAGTTCCTTCGTCCAGAGGGACTGTCGGCTTAAAATGGTTGGTTTCCTGGTTGTACGAGGACGCGCGCGTATCGTCGGTGCGCTTCTCATTCGACCGGTCGACAAACTCCATCGCGAACGTCTCGGTCTTCCGGTTCAGTATGAAATATAACAGCACCAGGGCGGCAAGGACAGCAATGATTGCCCAGTTGTTCATTTATATCTATGGCGTAAAAATGGAATGACGTTTTCGTAGTTATGAATACTAAAGACAATGGACGACCGAATTTTCAAGACGCTCCGCGAACTTCTGAATGATCGCGGAGTCAAGGGAGACGCGTTTGACCCCGTAAGCCCTGCGTTAGATGAGACGAAAATGTACACGTTCGGGGGAGTTCTGATTGTGTATAGCACGAAGACCCGCGTGTCCGAAAAGGATCTCATGAACTTCATCACGTTCTCGAACGAGAATGGCCATACGTCCGGAACGATTATTATTAGCGACATGTCGTTGAGCGAGAAGGTTCTGAGTGCGTTGGTCAGCCACATTGCCGAGCGCGAGAACCCGCTTGTCCAGGTCTTCCTTCTCGCAAGTTTGTACTTCAATATTTCCAAGCACAAGCTCGCCCCAAAGCACCGTATCATCAGCGATATGGAGAGGTCTGAACTCGCAAAGAAGTTCCCAGATTTTAGTAAGTTCCCGCGTATCTTGTCCCAGGACGCTATGGCCAAATACATTGGAGCGAGACCGGGAGATGTCGTGGAAATTGTAGGCATGTGTGAGAGCTCGGCCGAGAATAAACGCTGGCGAATTTGTGTCGCGGAAACAACAAATGGATAGCCAGCTAACAACCTTGAGCAGTAGCTACCACGACAACTACCTACAATACAAACTGACCGGAATCGAGTCATACAAGACAGCATACGAGGCCGCTAAAAAGGGGCTTGATTCGATCATTGCGGCCAAGAAAGAAGAGCTCGCCAAAGCCAACCAAACAATTCAAGATGCGATGGGAGCCGACGCCGTGGCTCTTTTTCATCAGAAACAGGCGGGACTTTCGAGTTTGGCGGAAGGCATACACGAAGAACGCGATAAGGTCGTGGCCGCCGAAATGCGACTTCCGATTCCCGCTCCTCCCCCGAATTATACCGACAAACTTATTAGTATTGCCGTTTTACTTGGAGTTATTGTGGTCTTACAGTACCTCTGATCTTGCGGGCTATGACGGTAAAAATACCCACAGTCCATGCGGCGCGGATCGCCAAAATAATCACAATCAGGCAGAGAATGCACAGCGCGGCGATGTATACATTATAGAGCGTGACTGCCCTCTGCAGATCGCTCTCTGTTGTACTTTGGATCATCTTCAGAGTTTGGAGTTTATCGGTCGACTGCTGAAGCTTCAAGAAATCCTGCTGGTACTTCACCAGATCAGCCGTCAGCTGGTTCAGAGTCGCAGTATCAATATTCGAATCCGATGAAGACAGCGAGGCCAAAATATCCCGAACGGCCGCACTGATTTGGGTGTTGGCGTCCAGGACGCTTTGTACAAGACCAGCCTGTTTCGCACCATCTCGCTCGGCAATTGCGGCAGATAGTGCGGCCGAGTACTTCGTCTTCAGATCCGAATACTTTTTTAGAAAAGCCTCCAACTCGGCTTTCCGAGTATCTTGGAACAACTTGATGTCCATTACTTTTCCCGTATAATAAATAAAATGCCTCTATCGGTTGTACAGCTTAACACTGGCATAAACGCCACGACTGGCCAGCGAGTGGGGAAAGGCCCAGGCACGGATGCGTCCTTCATTACGGAGATGAAGCGCAAGCGTCTAGAGTCGATCGGTCCCAAGACCGACTTCGCATATTCTCCGGACGGCAATGCTCCTGGAACTGCGAAGATGTTCCAGGATTTCCCGATGAGCCGTGGCTTTACTTCGGGCCCAGTTCGGTCTATGCTGCTCGTGCGGGGAACGTTCAAGAACTTCCAAAACATGAACTAATTTATGCCCTCTCAATAATAAGATGGCGGACTTTCAATCCGCATTTGATGCGAACACACAGTCTATAAACACGGTGGCCTCCACCCAGATATCTTCTGCCCAAAAGTGGGCGAACATACCCGGTTCTCTCGTGAAAACATCTCCGTCCGCAGCCGGATACTTATGGGGATACAGCTCGAACAACTCCATCTTCGTGTGCCAGCAGCCGTGCAACGGAACGAAATGGACCCAGGTGGACATCGCGTCGGCAGTTCCCAAAGATGAACCACCCCCGCCACCATCTTCAACCCCATCATCGATTGGAACAATGACGGGAGTATGGATCGCGGGATCTATTCCGATTGTAAAAGTTGATAAAGATAATCGGGGAAACACGGTGTACATCGCGTTCGATGCTCCGTATACAAAACTAGTAAGTTCGACTGGCGTGTCGAAATACTATACTGGCTCGGTAGGAAGCTATTCGAGTGCGAAGTGGGATACGTATACCACAACTCCTTCAGGATACTACAAGGTATCTCTTACACCGGCACCAGCCGTGAAACCTCCAGCCGCATCTTCTCCCCCCACAGTTCTGGACATTGCGACAGATGAGTCGAACGTCTACGTCTTAGCAACACTGAACCCTAGCGGAAAAACCGTCATCCTGGTGAAGGCCGCCTCGAATTTGGGAGCGTGGACGTCAGTTGCCGGTCCAGACGTTGCTCCGAAAAACATTTTTTCGACGCACACGTATCTTTGGGCACAGGATGCGAGCGGAAAGAAGTTCAAGATTCCCAAGCCGGTGAACGTGAGCCAGTGGATGCCGGTCGCCGACGCCACGGTGTCTATCACGTCGTCCAGTTCCACTGCTTTGTACGGGGTCGATGCTGCCGGGAACGCAATGAAGTCGGACGAGACTTTACAGACCGGGTGGACTGCAGTCAAGGGTCTTACCGGAATACCCATTAAAACGTTGGTGGGCAACATCGACCAGACTGCGCTGTACGGCGTCGGGCAGAACTCCCAGGTGTCTCGGTGTCAGGGAGATTGTACCACGCAGCAGGAGGTTTCGCCTCTCGATACTGGCGGGTACATGCCCCTCAACTTAACGGCCGACCCCACAACGAAACAGCTGTGGATGACCTCGTCGACGTCGGGAGCGGTGGGTAATATCTTTAACCGCGTAGAGTCTCCCGACTACTCGTCTATTCTGAACATTATCACTCCTGCCGACCAGAGCCGCGATAAGATCGTTCAGGACATCTCGAAAGATTACCAACATACGACGGACGTTATGGCGGTCAACAAGCAGCTGGGGTTTTTTGATAAGACGTTCAAGCAGTTATTTGGAAGCCCCGAAAACAATATAACCAAAACAGATGACCAAATCAAAGGCATCCAAGATTCGGTGAGCGCGAGCAAAGCGAAACTCGATACGATCACCTCCATTCAGCCCATTCTCTTAAAGTTTGTGCTCACACTGATTGTTGCGGCCTTCGTGTACTTAGCGTTCTCGTTCGTTGGATGGTTCGTGCATATTCTCGTACTGGTTGTTCTCGGTGTGGGAATTTACCTCTCTTTAAACAATGACGTCCTTGTTCCCGGGCTGCGGGCCTGATTGTGCTCGCCAAAAAGAACTTGACCGACTGAAAGCTGCTATGGATTCGGCCACGCCAAGTACAGCGGCCAAAGCTCGCACGGACTACTACACCGCTCTCAATGGTCAGGCGTGGTTAGCGAACGAGAAAGAGAGTATCGCGAAGAGCGACATTGAACCGGTGCTGAGGCAGTACAGAGACGAGTTTGATGCGATCGACGGAGCTCTGAAAGGCCAAAGCCAAATTTCAAGTTTAGCATCGGCGATCAAGTCGGACGGCGGGATTCCCCTGCTTCTACAGGACTACGACGCCGAAAAGACCAAGGCGGATGTTTTGGAGCGGAACAGTTATTTAACAAGCGGATGGGTCGGCGATTCCAAATCAAGTTGGATGAACATTCTTCTGACCGGGATCATCGCGCTGTGTGTACTCTTTATTTTGGTGCTTGGATACATAAAGTTTTCGAAGTCCGCCCCGTCTGAAACGCCATCTCTTCTACCGGCCGCAATTTCTGGAGGGAAATCGTCTCGCTAAAAACTAATGGACGTTGCGTATATCTTCTTGGCCGTTCTCATATTTCTAATGTATGGGCTTACCACGTGGTACTCATCCATTGAAGGATTCGAGGACGGAAAATCCACGACTCTGCACGACAAGGACATTTTCGACGAAGAGTATGCGGCTATATATGACGCACTCTGGAACTCGAATGAGCGAATCAAGTACGAGGAAGTATCGATCCACGACCTTACCTTAGTAGAACAGCCCGTATCGTCGATTCGTATTCTGGACATGTGCTGCGGAACTGCGACCCACGCGTGCTATTTCAAAGGGTTGGGTCTGGAGTACGTTGGCGTCGACACGTCCGACGCGATGATCGAAAAGGGTCGTGAAAGATGCCCCACCGCAAAATTCAATAAGGGAGACGTGTCTCAGCCCCAGCTGTATTCTCCGAAATCGTTCACGCACTGTTTGATGCTGGGGTTCTCAATGTACATGTTTCCCAACGCCAAGATTATCTCGGACAACGCGTACCAGTGGCTGAATCCCGGAGGATACTTTGTCGTGCACTTAGTGGATCCCGATAAGTTTGATCCGCTGCACGACCTCTCGTCGCCCTTCGCGGCCTTTTCGCTCCAGAAATACAACCTCGAGCGCCAGACGGAATCCACGGTGTTCTTCGATAAGTTCAAGTACACCGGTAAACTCGTGAAGAAACGCAATGAGGACGAGGCGTCCTACGACGAGGTGTTTTCGTACTATGACGCCGCCAACAACGGTGGTGTGAAGTACCGCGAGAACAAGCTGAGCCTAACGATGCCCTCCAAAGAACGAATGATCGACATTATCAAGACGTCGGGATTCAGTCATATTGAAAACGTGGATTTGGTCAGATGCGGGAAAGAGTACCAATTTTTGTGCTATTTCCAGAAATAATGAACATCGCTGACGGACGAACCGTCGCGGACTTCCAAAAATTCACATTCTCCGGACATTTGCGGGCGCACGTCTCCAAAGTTCTGGACGAAAACATCAAGCTTGGGCACGCAGATTACGCGTGTTACTGGACGCTGGAACTCCTGTGTTCTGGGCTCGTTCATTCTTTGTGGAACACCCTGTTCGAATCGTCCGCGCGCCACATCAATCGCGCAGCTCCCAATGTCTTTTTATACCTGGTTCAGTCCTACGAGAAGTTTGCGCCGTACGAAGCCCAGTATTCCATATTGGCCATGACCGATATGCGGAACAATCTCCAGATCCGAAACATGGTATGTGAAGCCGCGGCCACCGTAGCCCTGACCAGGAAAAACAAGCTGCCGCACTTACCGGTGATAAAACCCGAGCACGATTTCCAGCACGCGACCGTCCAGGAAAACCTGAAATCGCCGTCGGCGAGTTATGCGCGCCATATCGTGAAAGATGACGACCCTATCGATTTGTACGTTCCTCTGAACGAACTGGCCTATTGTCTAAGACCCGAGGCGCGCGACTGTACGAGGGCGCTGTACTGGATCGCCTGGATGCTCAAGTTTTCGAGCGTATACAAGAACACCCACAAGGAAGCTCTGAATTGTTCGTATCGCCCGAATCCGTACATCGATCAGACGCACGGGCGAAACATTATATGGCTAATTTGGGATATGATTCGGGACAGCGCGAGGGCGTCGCCTCAGGCTGGAGTCCTGGCGCCGTACTTAGATGCGATCTACAAGCTCCATTGTTTGCGCTGGTCTCCGACAGTCGCAAAGGCTCGGTGCGTGTACGTAATTTCGGCCTGTCTATTTATTTGCGAGAGCAATACCCTGGATATCCACTACCCCGTCCCCCAAAATATCATGACGGTGAAAGATATCGTGGAGAATTCGCCGGAGTGGATAAATTCTATCATCCAGACCCAGAAGACTTTTTCTGCGTAGAACACAAACAATGTTCGGCCTAAGCAAGAAGCTGCAGCACTCGCTGACTCTCGCAGTCGTCTTCTTCGTCCTCAGCTCGCCGATCACGTACCGCCTCGTTGACCAGCTGGTTGGTGGCGTCGTGACGGGTCTGATCCCCCAGCTCGCCCCGGTGTTCAAGGTTGCGCAGGCGGGCTGCCCGACGACCTACGGCCTGGCGCTCCACGCTGCCGTCTTCGGTCTAGTCAGCTACTTCTTCCTCCACTCCCTGTAAAACGAATATGTTTACACAAGCTTCATAAGAAGTAAAAAATGAGAGTCCTGGTCTTCGATACAGAGACCACCGGACTCCCCACAGATGCGAGTCTATCGGCATACAGAGCCCCCGACAACTGGCCACACCTTGTGTCCATTTCTTGGGCAGTTATCGATTCCAAAACAAACACGGTCGTGAAGAGCCACTGTTATATCGTCAAGCCCGAAAAGTGGACGATCTCCGACGAGTCTACGAAAATACACGGAATCACCCAAGCCCAGGCTTCAGAGTTTGGGCTCCCCCTTCGATATGTAATGGAGCAGTTCAACAGTGAACAGCACGATATCATGGTCGCGCACAACATGCACTTCGACAAAAACGTGGTTGTCCAGGCTATTCTCTGGGATTTGAACATCATGTCCTTCCAGGGATTCAAGAAGCCCATGGGGTGCACGATGCTCTTGGGACGGACGATGTGCAATATTCCCGCGGCGCGCGGAGGCTTCAAGTTCCCGAAACTGGCGGAGCTGTACACCCACATTGTTGGACACGCGCCCAAGCACGATTACCTCCACAACGCCCTGTTCGATACGCTGTACCTGTGCGAGATTATCCAGAAATCTCCCGAAATACGGATGCGTTTAGGTATAACCGGCTCAGAAGAGAACAATGCGGAAAATCATGCGCTTGAGACAGTCCAAATGGGAGGAGTTGAGGTTCCAGTTCCCCAAAATTCGGGAGTCTAAGGATCTTAGCGTGATCTTCTGCGACGATGGGTGGACGTACATTCCCCAACTCCGTATCCGCCGAAAGTTCACGGACGATGACGAGCACCCGTCCAGCGACGAGTGGATGCTGTATTTTGAAGAGCCCTGGGACGGGCTGATCCCGGGAAAGATTCTCCACGAGTACAAGGCGATTTATACAACCTATGTGGCGAAGACGCTCGTCTGGATGGAGAGCGACACCAAGCATAAATACCAAGACCTGTTCGTTGAACGGCCTTGATGAATAACCTTCACGAACAACAAATGATAGCCGTTGAAATCCTGTACGTTGCTCTCGCGACCGTAGCTGTCCTCATCATGCTACAAGTTTTTGCATATGTCGCAACGAGGGTTATGTATCCCCCAGAGCCCAAAATCATTTACCGCAATGTTCCCGTCCCGATGGCTCCGCCGCAGCAGTATATTCAGCAGCAGCCGCAGTTTGCCCCGCAGCAGCCGATGCCCCAGAGAAATGAACCCGCTTTAACCCAACCCACCCAAGAAGTAAAATTGCCCGAGTATGAGCCGCGCAAGCCAGCTTCAGACTCTTTACGCGTGGACCCCGAGCTCCCGCTTGGTCTTCAGGAAACCCGTCCCCCCGGACTCTAAAACCTTCCGAGTTCCTCAAACGACCGGTCTGACTGGATGGATCATATTCACCTACGAAAACGCTATTCCCGTGTGTCTCTGGATGACCGCACAGGAGTGTCGTAAAATTCCGTGTATTGTCGATGAACGTATATGCGGCGACACCTTTCTCCGTGCCGAGCGTATGGGTCCGTTTGAGTTTGTGATCTCCGACATATTCATCTTCAACTCGAACTGCGTGTTTGCCTGCTCCACGTTTGAGCAGCGATACCATTGGCTGAAACAGCTGATGGACACGTTTATCTACCCCTCCAAGACGGCGGCGCAGTTCATTCATAAGAAGGATTTGAACAAGACTCATAAAGTTCGCGGATACGAGGAGCACCCAGATGAACCGGGAAAGCACGGATACTTTGTCGATCTAGAGGAGAAGTCCGGGTCGGGAGATGCCCAGGCCATAGTCAAACTTCAGATCCCGGACTGTTATGAGGTTGTGGGTGGGGGGTATTTGAAAGTTCCCGACTTGAAAACGTCGGTGTTCCTGCGTTCCAAGGGCGCTTCGTTCAAACTGCGATGCTCCAAGAATCCGGACGGATCTTGGACAGTTCTGGAAAACATTCCTTCTATAGATTAAATGCCTCGTAAGAGCCGCGCATCGAAGAAACATACTCGTCGCCACCGTAAGCACCGTGGCGGGTACTACGGGGCATCCGGAGCCATTGCTCCGGGGGCAATGGAGTGGACCTCGAAGTCCGAGATGGCCGATTGGGCGGCCAACTCCCAGCGTGGCCAGAACGCGATCGTCGGGTCGGGTCGGCGCAAATCCAAGTCCAAGAAGTCTCGCAAGACGCGCCGGGCGAAGCGCGGAGGCGGAAAGTACGGCGGCGTTTCGGCCTCGTTCGAAGGCGACGGTGTGGCGGGCATGGCCAATTTTGCGGGGCGCACCTCGCGCGATAATCCGGGCGTAGCCAACCTCGGAAAGTTCAACGATCATGGCGCTGCTCCAGGTTCGGGCTTCGGAAGTTTTGTGAAGGTATAAACAATAATGGACACTCTGATTGCCGGTGTTTTGTTTGCGCTTGTGGCTATTTTTCTGTACCAGCGCGGACTGGTACAAGTCATAGGATGGGTTATTTTGGGCTACATTCTGGCTCACCACGTAGGTAAACTGAGCCACACGGTGTCGGTCATCGCGGGGCTGGTTGTCGTGTACCTGATTTCCATGATCACGAAGCGGACGTGGGAGGGGTTTGAGGACGGAGAGAACGCAGACGGGGAGAAGAAGCACAAGGACGAGAAGGATGTTCCCGACAAGAAGACTCCGGAGCCCGCACCTCCGAAGACAGACGATCCACATGTAGACATTGGTACAACGATCCTACATGCATATCGCAACCTGACTCCCGAGCAGATTGGCGGTATGCGCCGCGACACGAAAGAGCTGATGGGGCTTCAGAAAGAGCTGATGGGGTCGCTGTCGGAGATGAAGCCGGCCATCGAGCAGGGTGCTGAACTCCTGAAGACGTTCAGTCAGTTTTTTGGGAAGAACGAGTAATGTATTCGCTGCATAGCATCGGCGTATACGTAAATATGGTAAGTGGGGTCATTCGTAGAAATAAACGGGCCGCCAATGGATTTCACTATCTGTGTCCATTCGTGAACCTCTTTCTTTATTTGTTCGTACAAGAACCAGTCCCTCCACAAATTCACCGTTTTCTGAATAGAGAGGACACTAAATATTCCCGGCGGTTCTTGGTAATAAATCGCCATGAGAATGGTTATGAGCGGACTTATAATCATGTCTGCCCATAAACTCACGTAAGCAAATATGCCCTCGTAGCTGAAGATCTTGTTGAGTCGAACAAATTCTTCGGCGGTTTCAAAGTAGGTTTCTCCTCTCGTTATGACGTACGCGAGCGATTCACTCGTCACACGGCTCTTCAGATGGTTCTGGTGCGGTATCATTCTCTATTACAAAACCGAGTGAAGGAAAATCCTTCTCTTCTAACGTCTTCGGATCAAGATATTTCCACTGTACGTTCTTGGCGTCCAATACGTAGTCCAGCCACTCTGGAGTCACGGCGGTTCCATACGTAATCGTAGTGTTGATGTCCTCCGTGTAATCAATCACGCTACCGTCCGGATTGACTCCGCCGACCCACAGCCACGGGAGATCCGTTACAGCGACGCCCCGCTGATCCGTATGGGGCTGGGAAAACAGGAAGCGATCGATGCGGCGACAGCACGCGAATACTTGGCGATACAGCCAGGCGACAAAGAGCATTTTATTTAATACGTGGAATCCTGTGAAAGCGGGAGGGCGCCGACCTCGTCCTTCAGCGTCGACACCATCCCGTCGCGGTTCTTGAGGTTGTCGCCCGTCAGCGACAAAAAGTTTTCGCGCATGAGCTTACCGGCCGCGCGATCAATGCCCAGCCCCAGCGAGATGGACGTGGCGAGAGCGACCATAATGAATGGCGTGGCGACGATGACCCAAGACACAACTCCGAGGTCAACGGAGCACAGAGCGTCGAGAATAATGACTCCAGTGACTCCCATGACGACCTTGCCCACGGCCGTCGCAAACAGTCCGAACGAGAGATCGAGACCGATGTGGACTACGATGTAGAGGAGATAGAGGAGGGCGGGGGGGCAAAGTGCGTCGACGAAACGCATATTAAGGGTATTTACATTTGATACAACAAAAATGAACAGGAACATCCAGACAATTATGGAATTGGCCGGGTGCACCGAGGACGACGCGATGCGGGCGTACGCGGATACGAATAACGTGCTGGACGCAGTCGATCGTATCCTGCCGAAAAGGATGTCGGTTGCCGAGTCATACATCAACGCGAAGAAGCCGGTAAAGGTTCTTACCGATCAGCAGCTGGAGGCAGTCGAGCGGCGCAAGAATATGGAGATGCTCGATAAGCAGCACGAAGAGGTTACTTTGTCACGTCAACGCGATTCCTCGGGACAAGACGTGAGCTATATCCCCCACGAAGAAACGGCTCTACAAAATAATTGTGATCAGGAATGTCAGCTACCCGTTCTTCAATTAGAGGCTCAAACACGGGAAATTGTTTGTCTGATACCGTCTGAATACTCTTCCGGTTCGCCGTAGAGTGTCCGAACATAACGCGGCTCTGGTCGTCGACATTATCCAGATTTCCCTGACTTAGGTCGGGAGTCGTGGCGAACGGCCGGGAGAAGGTCTGCTTCGGGCCCTTCATGCGAGCCGTCCCGGGCGCTCCAAACAGAAGGTCGCTGTGCGTATCAATACCGCAGCCGCCCTCCGGGGAGTTCCCAAAATTCCCCATCGGAATCATGCCCGGAATCGATGCGGCAACCGCCCAGTTATTTCCGCATCCCGACGGCTGGGCGGCCTTTAAAGTGGCGGTATTGTCCTCGTTGCGAGCAACATCCCGGGCTGCTTCTCCCTGACGAGTGTTCGCATACATGAACGGTAATCCGTAATTTGACGACATCTATTATTCTATGAAAATGAATTTAACTTAAGGAACTTACTTGGATGAATAAAATGCTCATCCAGCCTGCCGATTGGCTGGAGAGCGACTCGAATTTCAAGTACGTGGTCGACGTGTTTGGTCGCTTAGAGGACTACCGTGTCGCGAAAGTCCGACTGACTGGATTCCAGCCGTACCTCTATCTGCGATCGGCCGATGGCGAACTGCCTGGCGATATCCATCTCGCGATCGAGAGCGCATCGAGCAAGCGGATGTTCGGGCTGGCTATAACACAAGAATTCAAGCTGGACGCTATGCGCGGATTCTCGTGCCTCACACCTATCAAGGTCTGGAAAATCACGTGCCCGGCACTGTGGATGTTCAAGGTCGTGTCTCGAACCCTGAAGGATTCCATGAAGATCGGTGATCGTAGAGTGCTCGTCGAAGATATATACGAAGCGAACCTCCCCCCTCTCATTCGTCTATTTCACCAACTCGACATTTCTCCGTCGTCCCCCCTCTCGTTTGATGCCGAAGACGTCGATGCCGAAGACGACGAGAACGTGGACGTATCCTTCGTCGTACACTACAAGGACGTATCTCCCGAACCGACCGCCAAGATTCCTCTGTATGCGGCCGCGTACGATATTGAGACCTATTCTGCGTCGGGAAACTTCCCGGTTTCATCCAACGAAACCGACGAGATCATCCAGATCGGAGTGAGCTTTCGGTACACCGACGATCTTCTCACAACCGTTCAGCGCTACGTGTTCGTATCGGGAACGTGCACAGACTCGAAAGACCCCACCGTGAAGTTTGTGAGCTGTCGCAACGAGAAGCATCTGCTCGAAGAGTTCCAGCGATGTATCTGGTTGGAGAACCCCGACATCATTGCCGGGTACAATACGTTCGGGTTCGATGATGGGTACATCGCCGATCGTGCGGAGCGCTGTAAGCTGACGCTGAGACTCGGGCGTGTAGACAACACGCCCTGGAAGCACGACCGCGCGAAGACCGAGCGCAAAACGTTCGAGCTGGCGTCGGGCAAGTTTGCGGTGCGATACCTCGAAGTCGCCGGCCGCCTGGCGATCGACCTTCTCCTGAGCGTGCGCCGCGAACAGAACCTGGATTCGTACAAGCTCGATAACGTCGCATCCGTGTTCTTGCGCGACAAAGTCGTGAGGCTCGAGTATTTGGACGCGCGCGTGAAGGTCTGGACAAAAAGCACCCGCGGCCTGTTTGTGGGTAATCAGGTACGATTCGATGTCATGACCAACACGACAAACCCGTACCGCGAAGGCGAGAAGTTTGAAGTGGTCGAGAAGGACGAGAAATGGTTCACGATCCGTGACCCAACGAAGGCCATTCTGAAAGACCTGTCGGACGAGGATAGGTCGAGGCTCGAGTGGTCGTTCGGTAAGGACGATACGTCTGCCCAGGAGATGTTCGCTTCGCATCGTGGATCGGCAGATGATCGGGCAGTCATCGCAAAGTACTGTATCCAAGACTGCGACCTTGTGCTGACGCTCATGGCGAAGCTGGATACGATCGTCAATGCTCGCGGTATGGCTGACGTATGCAGAGTTCCAATCCAGTACATCTTTCTGCGGGGACAAGGAATCAAGATTTACTCGGCAGTGGTCTACAACGCCTCCAAGCGTAATCAGATCATCATGACCCAGCACGGCAGCGACGAGGACACGTCGTACGAGGGCGCGATCGTGCTTCCGCCCAAGATTGGGATGTACCTGGATCAGCCCATCCCCGTTCTTGATTTCAACTCGCTGTACCCGTCGAACATGATTGCCTTCAACCTGTCGCCCGACACGCTGGTCTACGTAAAAACCTACGACTCGTCCGGCAAGCTCCGACACCAAGAGGGCTCCGACGGAACGGATATTCGCGCAAAGGGGTTCAAGATCGACGAAGTCTCGTACGACACGTTTGACGACGAGAAGAAGCCGTCCGGGCGCATAACCTGTGGGTTCGTCCAGCCAACCACCGACCCGCGCACGGTGGGCGTACTTCCCATGACGCTGGAGATCCTGCTAAAAAAGCGCAAGGAGACGCGAAAGATCATGGAGACGACGGAGGACGACGCCCAGAAGTCCGTGCTGAACGGTCTGCAGCTGGCCTACAAAGTCGTCGCGAATTCCGTGTACGGTCAGTGTGGTTCACGAACCTCGCCGATCCGAAAGATCGAGGTTGCGGCGTGCACGACTGCGGTGGGGCGTCAGAAAATCTACGACGCCAAGAAGATCGTGGAGACCGAGTTTGGGGGAGAGGTGGTCTACGGAGACACGGATTCTATCTTCGTCAAATTCGCGACCCGCGATTTGGCGGAAAGCATTGCTCTGGGTAAGAAAGCGGCCGAGCGGATCACGGCCGCCGGGCGAAAGGCGCACAAGATCGAGTACGAGAAAACGTTCTTCCCGTTCATCCTCTTCTGTCGAAAGCGGTATGTCGGTATGATGTACGAGGACGATACTACAAAGTGTAAGCGCAAGACCATGGGGGTCGCCCTGAAGCGGCGCGACAACGCCCCGATCGTAAAAGATATATTCGGCGGGGCGCTGGATTCGCTCATGGAGCATCGCAACATCAAGACGGCCGAGAAGATGGTCAAGGATATGCTTGTGAAGGTCATGAAGAACGAGTATCCGCTGGAAAAGTACATTTTGTCGAAGCAGCTGCGCGACGACTACAAGAACCCCGAACAAATCGCGCACCGGGTTCTGGCCGATCGGATGGAGGAGCGCGATGCCGGAAACAAGCCGCAGGTCGGGGACAGGTTGTCGTACGTGTACGTCGCAAACCGCTCAGGCCAGAAGAAGCAGGGCGACAAGATTGAGCACGTGGATTATGTTCGGGAAAAGAAGCTGAAGCCGGACGTGGAGTTTTACATAACACATCAGATCCAGAATCCGGTCGCACAATTGTTCGCGCTGGCCATTGAGGATTTGGACGGGTACAAAAAGAAGAGCTACGAGAAGTTTTATGAAGAGTTTGTAGAGGACGGGCTGGACGAAGAAGAAGCGACGCTCAAAGTCTTGAAACTCAAAGAGAAGGATTTGGATCCGCTCCTGTTTATGAGTGCGCCGTACCTCAAGAAACATAAAGTGGGTCCAATGGACGCCTTTCTCAAACGCTAAGTGGTTTTCAAAGACCGGGATAAATAATGTAAATGGTCGACGAACAGGTTCTCGATGTACTCGAAAAGATCGCCGAAGCTCAAGTCGAATTTTTGTCGAATGAAACCATTCGCGCCATCAACTTTCCGGCGCGGACAAATCTAATTGCCCGGTTTATGAACAACCAGTCATCCCTCCTGGAAATTCTGAATCGGGTGTATACGACCCATATGTACGGCAGCATCACGAATGCTCTTTTGACGGTGACTATGCCTGCGGTTCCACGTAATTTCTCTGAGCCTGTCGCGGTGACTGCGAGCCAGAACCAGATCAATGCTTCGTTAGATACGATTACGGTTGCGACTGCCCCCTGTGCGATCTGCACCGAGCCTATTTCTTCGGGCGGCGCACGGATTCGGGCTTGCCGGCACGAGTACCATCGGGCGTGCATTTCCCAGTGGTTTTCGATGAGTGTGCGGTGCCCTGTCTGTCGCCACGATATTCGTGAAACGGGTCCGGCAGCCCGAACATCGACTGACGCATTACGAACATCTTCTCCACTGGCAAGCCAGTCGGAGGACACAGATACTTAGGAATAGGGTCGGATTCGCCATACTGCATGCGATGCAGCATCCTTCGCACATCCTGATTCGACTCTTTCATCATAGCCTGGACATCGTGCTTCGGGAAGAACATCTGGAGGTCGGATGCTTTTGGGGGAGCGCAGCGCAGGGTATGAATATACTCGCTGTTCCGTTTGAAAATTGTGGGGAGCTCGTTTCCTGTACACACGATCGGGACTTTCCGGTTGGGGTCTTTGATCCATTCCACGATCTTGTTTTGGGCGTGAGGATCAGAGCCGTCCACTTCATCTAAAATAACACACGTCTTACGACTCGTCTCGCCGCGAATGAACGAATGTATGTTCACGGCAGAACGGCAGGCGTCCTTGATTTTCTCCACGTCTTCAAAGCTCCGAATCGATCTGGACGCATTAATTTCCAGGGGATCGAATCCAAACGTTCGGGCAGACGAGAGGGCCAGCGTCGTTTTCCCAATCCCGGGAGGACCGGCGAGCATAATGGCTTTTTTATACGTTCCCGTCGTAAGGTAGGTTCTCAGCGCCTCCTTTTCCTCCGCGTATCCTATAACGTCATCCAAGCCAGACGGCCGGAAAACTTCCGCATACATTACCCTCCTTATTCAAAACAATCTAAACGCATTCGACGTACTAAGGATGCGCATATAAGATAGTGGTTAATCACAGGCTCTTATAAGGCCTGTACCCGAGTTCGATTCTCGGTATGCGCATTCAAGGACAGTAACCTGGCCAAGTCGAGCCGCAATTGTGTGCGAGAGTGCACCGAGCCGTAGCAGTTCGGAGTGTCTGGGAATCGGGATCAAATGATGAACACGAGGTCGTATACTGAGGCTCACACACCTTCTCACTTTCATTGTAAGCCCATAAATCAGGGCATCTGGATTTACTCGATACAATGACCATCTGTGGGTTCACCAGGAACTTGTAGATGATCAAAAGAGTGATTGTGAACACGACGGTCGCTGCGATGGCTACGCTGTAAGAGTCCATCCTTGATTTTCTGTCGGGAAAGTAATGGAGGTCGCGAGACACGTCATAGACACTTATTTTCGGGACGTTCCGAATCCACTTGTTCGGCATCACCTGGATTCGTTCGCGGACTTCCTGAACACAAAGATCCCAAATTTCATTCGCGGACTCAATCCTCTGACTCGAAATCTTCCCGACGGGCGCCAGATTGAAGTGTTCGTAGGCGGAAAGTCGGGGACGGAGCTCGTGTACTCTCCCCCGACAGACGAATCGGGGGCTGTTCTATTGCCCCATATGTGTCGCCTCACAAACAAGACCTACTCGTTCGAGGTTCGCGGAACGATGGACTTCGATTACATCACCGAGGGCGTCCGCGAAACTGTTCGGTTCGAGGACGTTATGATTGCGCGGCTCCCTTTAATGTTGAAGAGCTCGATTTGCCCCTTATCTGCGATGACGTCCGAAGAACTGTTTGCGGCGGGAGAGTGTAAGTTTGAGTTGGGAGGGTACTTTGTGATTGGCGGGTCAGAAAAGGTTCTTCTTACCCAGGAGCGGCTCGGAGAAAACATGTTCTACGCGAATAAACGGATTTCTGTCTCGTCGTCCGCGCCCAAGATCGCGGGAACAGTGGAGTTAGCAGACGAAGAGACGAAGATTGAGGGCGCGACGAAAGCCGAGGTGTACGAGTACATTGCCGGCATCCGCACGATCAACGAATCGGGCACGGTCGGTCCTCACTTCCACTTCCTTACTCTACCGCCAAAGAACCGGAAACCCGACGACGATAAACTACTCGAGAAAACCGACGACTTATCCGTCTTTTCCAAGAAACGGTTATGCGTGATCCAGATTCCCGGATTCGCGAATCCCGTTCCTATCATTAGCGTGTTCTTCGCACTCGGCGTGTCGAACCACAAAGATATTTACGACATAGTCTTAGCCGGAATCCCCGACGACGAGCGCACTATCTACGACGAGACCTTCGCAGAACTCATTTTGTCTCACGAAGTGTTCCTTGCCCAACTTATGCGAGCCGAGACAGATCAGGGGCAAGACCCGAATTTATTGATCATGAAGAAGCAGTGCCGGACGCCCACGCAGTCTGCAGTCTACGTGAACCTGTACAACGACCTCTTCTGTCATTGCGAGCTTCGCGAAGGCGAAAGTTCCGCATCACTGTACCGCCGTAAAGCCTACCTCCTTGGCCAGATGCTGCGGATGGCGATCGATGTGTCCCTGGACATAAAGCCCAAAAGCGATCGTGATCATTACCGCTACAAGCGCCTTGTATCGTCCGGTGATCTGTGCTTTGAAGAGTTCCGAAAGGTGTATACGAGCACCCGAGACTTTATGCTGCGAAGCATGGAGGAGCGCGTGTTCTACAACAAAGATACGTATTCGGGTAAGAAACTCAAAGATCTCGTGCGCGAAACTCCGGCGATATACTGGAAATCCTACAACTTTTTGGCGGAACTCGAGAAATCGTTCAAGGCGAAGTGGGGCGGAAAGGACGGCGTGTCCCAGGAACTAGGACGCATCTCGTACCCCGGAACAATCGCATACCTTCGTCGCGTGAATGTGGACATGGATAAAAGCACGAAACAAATCGACGCCCGGCGTATCCACGGAAGTTCGTGGGGATTTCTGTGCCCGACCGATAATCCGGACGGCGGGAATGTAGGCCTCATTAAATCCCTGACCTTGTTGTGCTCGCTGTCCACTGCGTCGCCGTCCAACGATATGTTGAAGCTCGTCTCGGAACGCAAGACGTTCAAGCCTCTGGCTCTTATCCATCCCTCCAAGTTCCTTGCGTCATGGACGAAAGTGAATATAAACTCGGATTTGGTCGGCGTGTTCACGTCGGGCGCCGAAGATTTCCATTACGATATGATCCAGAAGCGCCGGAGTGGCGAGATTTCCAAGTTCGTATCTCTGTGCTGGAACAGGTTTGAGAACGAGTACACGATCCAAACGGACGCAGGCCGCCCGTGCAGGCCACTGTACCGCGAAGGAATCAAGCCCGAAACCGTGAAGCGCGTAGGAAAGTGGTCGGATTTCGTATCGAAAATTGTCGAGTACGTGGATGCGCAGGAAACCGAAGGACTGAAAGTGAGTATCGAACCCTTCTCCGAGAGTCAATTGTCGGAAATACACGGCATAACGTTATTTTCGGCGTCGGCAAGTATGATCCCGAACGCCGATCACAACCAAGCTCCGCGGAACATGTTCTTCTGTCAGCAGGTGAAGCACGCCTGCTCTTGGGCCAACACCGCGTTCTCCAAGCGGTTCGACACCATTTCCACGATCCTGAATAATGCTCAGCAGCCCCTTTCCCAGACGTGGACGTCGAAATATATTATGGGGAAAGACGGGTGCTTATCCTACGGCGAAAACACAATCGTGGCGCTGGGTATTTACTCTGGGTACAACCAGGAAGATTCCGTCATCCTGAATTCGTCGTCGATGAAGCGCGGGATGTTCGGTACGACGTACTACCATTCGTACGACAAGGCCGAAGAGATGGTGAATATTATGGCGCAAACGCACACCGAGTTCGGAAATATTCTTACGGATGTCCGGTTCCGCGAAACGGTCGTTCCTCAAGAGGGGAAGGATTACACCAAACTCGACGCGGACGGGATAATTAAAGTCGGGTCGGAGATCACGGAGGATACTGTTCTATTAGGGATCGTGACACCCATCACGAACGAAGCGGGTCAGAATATAGGCTATCGCGATAAAGCGTACCTCCCGAAGAAGGGTCAGACGGGAATCGTTGATGCAGTGTACCGCTACGATGTCCAGCAGGCCGGAGGAGGATTCGGGCAAGGACCGGTCGTTTTACGCGGAGTCAAGATCCGCGTCGCCGAGCACCGCGTTCCTCAACTTGGCGACAAGTTCTGTTCTCGCCACGGCCAGAAAGGAACGTCTGGAATAGCTTTAGCCGAAGAAGATATGCCCTACACGTCAAAGGGTCTGCGGCCGGACATGATCGTGAACCCCCACGCATTCCCGTCGCGCATGACCATCGGCCAGTTCATTGAAACCATGGGGGTGAAAGTGTCCGTGGAACTCGGAGCGCTCTTAGATTCGACGTCGTTTTCCAGCCAGAACCGCATTGGCGAACTGAAAGACATCATGCTTAAATTGGGAATGCACCCTCTGGGGCACGAGCTGATGTACAATGGCCAGACGGGGGAAATGATGGAGGCCGAAATATTCATGGGCCCGACCTATTACTTGCGCCTCAAGCTGATGACGGAGGATAAGATCAACTACCGATCGACCGGTCCTCGCAAACTCCTGACGAAACAGCCGGTGGAAGGGCGGGCGGACGGGGGCGGCCTGCGCATCGGCGAGATGGAGCGGGACTGTTTGCTTTCGCACGGAGTGTCGCGGTTCTTACAGGAAAGCATGATGGATCGCTCAGACAAGCACGACATTCTGTTCCAGCCCGAAACTGGGTACCTGGACTCGACTGCCGAAATGGAGGGTGAAAAAATCAGTACGCCGTATACCTTAGGTCTCCTTATGCGGGAATTCGAGGCCATGCATGTGTCGATGCGACTCTCTGCACCTTAGAAACGAATTTTATAGGGCGCAAACTAATAATGGAAAACAATATGACCGATCACCTTTACGTCGTTAAACGTAGCGGTGAGCGTGAACCAGTAAGCTTCGACCAGATTCTGCAGCGTATCCGTCAACTGTCGGACGGCCTTGACCACGTAAACCCGGATCTCGTAGCCCAGAAAGTATGTAATCAGCTGGCTGACGGCATTACCACCTCAAAGCTGGATGAGATGTCGGCAGAGACGTGCGCGATGATGCAGTCCCGATACCATCCCAACTACGGCAAGCTAGCATCGCGCATCGTCATTTCAAATCATCATAAGAATACCCCGAGCACTCTGCTCGACTGTGTGGAGGCACTGTACCATGGCTCGATCCAGCTCATTACGCACGAGTACCACGATATGGTCTGCAAGCACGCGGCGACCTACCAGGAGATGATCTCCTACGACCGCGACTTCATGTTCGATTACTTCGGGTTCAAGACGCTGGAGAAGGGGTACCTCCTACGGTCTGACGGGCAGGTGGTCGAGCGGCCTCAGCACATGTGGATGCGGGTGGCGATTCAGCTCCACGGAAACAAGTTTGCGGCGGTCGCCGAGACGTACGATGCCCTATCGCAAGGCTTCTTTATCCACGCCACGCCCACCCTCTTCAATTCCGGAACGCGCACGCCCCAGCTTTCATCCTGCTTCCTGGTTCAGACCGACGACGACTCGATCCGCGGCATTTACAAGACTCTCGGCGACTGCGCCCAGATTTCCAAGTGGGCTGGCGGCGTAGGGCTGTCCGTCCACAATATCCGCGCGCGCGGCTCAAAGATCCACGGAACGAACGGCGAGTCCACTGGCCTCGTGCCGATGCTCAAGGTGTTCAACGACACCGCGAAGTACGTGAACCAGGGCGGCAAGCGCAACGGCTCGTTCGCCATCTACCTGGAACCTTGGCACGCGGACATCGAGGACTTCCTGCGTCTCAAGCTCAATCAGGGCGCCGAGGAGGACAGGGCGCGTGATCTATTCTATGGTCTGTGGATCCCTGATCTGTTCATGTATCGCGTAGAACACAATTTGGAGTGGACGCTCATGTGTCCTTCTGAATGTCCTGGTTTGGACGAAGCTTGGGGCAAGGCGTTTGATTGTTTGTATATTCATTATGAGAGGCGGGCATACGGACGCAAGACTGTTCCCGCCCAAAAGATATGGCAGATGATTCTCGACGCCCAGATCCAGACCGGGACGCCGTACCTCTGCTACAAGGACGCGGCCAACGCCAAGTCCAATCAGCAGAATCTGGGCACCATTCAGTCGTCCAACCTCTGTTCCGAAATCATCGAGTACACGTCGCGCACCGAGACGGCAGTGTGCAATTTGGGCTCGCTCGCGCTGCCCAAGTTCGTGGACACGGCGGCCGACGGAACGCGGTACTTCAATTTCCGGAAGCTCCAGCAGTACACGCGCATTCTGGCCAACAACCTGGACATCGTCATCGATAAGAACTTCTACCCTACCCCCGAGACCCGCACCTCGAACGAGCGGAATCGGCCGGTGGGTATTGGCGTACAGGGACTGGCCGACGTGTTCGCGATTCTGCGCATGCCCTGGACTTCTCTGGAGGCGCAGGAGCTGAACAAGCTTATCTTCGAGCACATATACTTCGCAGCCTGCTCTGCGAGCATCGAGCGATCCATGGACAATATGAGCGGAGAGTACTGGCGCAACGTTCCGGTCGAACAGGCGTTCGGGTGCTACCCTTCGTATCCCGGATCGCCGGCATCGGAAGGAAAGTTCCAGTTTGATTTATGGGGCGTAAAGCCGACACTTGACTGGTCGGGGCTCCGCGACAAGATGCGCATGTTCGGAATCCGCAATTCGCTGCTGGTGGCGCTGATGCCGACCGCCTCAACCTCCCAGATCCTCGGCAACAACGAGTGCTTCGAGCCGTTCACGTCCAATCTGTACACGCGCCGCGTGCTCGCTGGCGACTTCATGATTGTGAATAAGTACCTCGTTGAAGACCTGACCAGTCTGGGGCTCTGGACGGCAGATATTCGCACCCAGATTATCGCGAACAATGGGAGCGTCCAGGGCATCGCCGAGATCCCCGAGAACGTTCGTGAACTGTACAAGACCGTGTGGGAGATCCCCCAAAAGACTCTCATCAACATGTCCCGCGACCGAGCCCCGTTCGTGTGCCAGTCGCAGTCTCTGAACCTATTCCTCACCGAGCCCACCTACGCCAAGATCTCGTCCATGCACATCTATGCCTGGAAACAGGGTCTCAAGACCGGATGCTATTATTTGCGCACAAAGGGCGCATCGAGCGCACAAAAATTCACGGTCGAGCCAGCGTGTCTCTCCTGCTCCGCCTAAACAATTTCTCCTAGAAAGAGTATAAACTAAAATGGTCGAGGGTGCACCTGAACACGGTGGATCTGCTGTTGCTCTCTCCCCTGCCGCTGTCGGCGGCCGCCGCCGCAAGTCTTCGCGCAAGGTGTCGGCGAAGACGATCCGCAAGACGCTGAAGCGCCTGGGTCTGAAGCCGAAGGGCCGCGTTGTCCTCAAGGGCGGTGAGGAGATGGGCGCGCCCGCCGCCGACGTGCCTGCCGCCGAGGCGACTGAGGGTGGCCGCCGCCGCCGCCGCAGCGCGCGCCGCACGCGCCGCAAGACCGGTCTACGCCGCCTTTTTGGCCTTTAAAGTCTCTCCGATCTCGGACACGAGCGTGAACAGTGTCTCGTTGAAACCGTAATGATTTCCGTTGGGCTCTTTCATCTCTGGCGTCTTGCGCGAGGACGTGTTCAAGGGATGAACCAAGCTCACAATAACGTCCTGTGGAGATAACTCCCGGCACATTCCTTCACGACCCTGAATGAATGCGTCTGCTTCTCCTACGTGGACATCCGCCTTGAACCCCCGCTCCGTCCAGAACTTTTTCGTGAAAATGAGGGTGGCTTCCGAGACCCGCTTCGACTGGGGCAGCGTCATCGGCGGAACGTTCATGAACGACGAGTACTTTGAAATATCGTAGCACGGAATCGTGGTGCAGAACGCGCACTCCTTCTTCGGCTCTTTCAGCATCATGGCCGTGCGGTGCAGGATCGAGTTGTTCGGGTACACATCGTCGTCGTCCATGAACGCCACGACATCGTACATCGCGCTCTGGACGCCCAGGTTGCGCTTCTCGGAGATCGTCATCGCCTGGTCGCATCGAACGTACCGAACATTCGGAACTCCGATCAGAGTGTCTTCAATGCTATCCTCTCCGTCGTCCACGATGACCCACTCCATCTTATCTTCGGGATACGACTGGATCATGTACGAATACTTGGCCAGCGGCATGAAAATGCGCCGATCTTTCGTGATCGTCACGATCGACACGTCCGGCAACGACTCCTCCTTCGGCATAGCGTCCTTCGCCGAGTATGCCGGAACTTTCATCTCCGACAACATGAACTTCATTCTGTCCACCCACGCCTGGTGGTGTGCGCCGTACAGTTCGCGAGACATCTGGGATCCCACCCGCTTCGTCTTGAAATCGGCGTTCACGTAGTCTTCCAGCGCCTCCATGATCGACGGGACATCCGAATCGATCAGAATGCCCAAGCATTCCGGATGCTGCTGGCGTTTCGATTCGCGCGCATAAAACGTGCCCACGTGAGCATCTCCCACCAGGTTGTCCAGGAACGGGCGGATGGGGGAGAGAAGGAGGTTGCATCCCGCAGACATAGACTCGTTCACGGCGTGAGAGAAGCCCTCGCTCACCGACAAACATACGCTCAGCCCGCATTCGCGCATGAGCTCGTCGTAGTCGTTCTCGTTCAGTGGCTTTGGGTACAGCACGACCTTCGACGAAATGTCCTCCGGCACAAAAATCTCAACGTCCGTGTCGCTGTAGGTAATATGAAGCGTCGGCAACTTGCGGTACATCGCGCTATCGGACTGAAGGATGCGCTGGTACGCCTGTAGCAGGGGCTTCGGGTGGCGGTAGATGTTCTTGCCCACCGGAACGATCGCCTTATAATAGTTCTTCTTGTCGGTCTCGGGAACCCAGATCTTATCGATGGACGCCCAGCCAATGTACTTCACGCTCGGCGTATGCTCCTTGAACAGGTCATAACACTCGGTGGTCTTTGCCCACACTTCGTCGATGGACGAAAGGTACGGGATCCAGCTCTTGTACGTCCACTCCGGATTCGGAATCCAGATGTTTCGGCCAGCGTATGCGAACAGGGTGGGGTTTATGACTTCCATAAAGATGTTCAGGTCTGCGTCCGCACACTGGGGCTGCATGTAATGCACCCTGAAAATCTCAACATTCTTATCGAGAGCAGCCGTGAGGATCCCTCGCAGAATCCCCACATCATGCATCAGCCCAGTCTTGGGCTTGTAGTTCGAAATAATGTTCACCTTCATTTTCTAGAGTATTCATTCAGCGACTAAACGCTTACGTCGTCGGAGAGTCAGTCGGCCACGAGGAGCCCGACGCAGGGTTTTCGGTCGGGACTTGAGATACGCCAAGTACTCCTTCCAGTTTCGGGATGAGCACGGCGATAAGAACACACACGGCCGATCACGGAACCACTCCGATCCACCAAGACCAGCCCACCTCATGAAATCGCCGGGGTCTGTGATGTCTGCCGCTTTATCCATGTCGACCGACGCGGCCATGTCTGCGCACATTCGCTTCTCTTCAGGACTTGCGAATCCGTAGTGCGGAGAAAACAGGTTCTGAGTATGGGGGGCAGTGTACGCGTACTGTTGTCCGTCCCAACCAACCTTTGAAATTGGCCGGAACGAGTCCCATGTGGGCTCGAAGACATACAGCTGTCCCGAGTGTTTCGCGTACGTTTTCGCACGAAAGGTGCGAAGATCCATTGCTTACACTAAAAAAAAGAGTTCAAGTATTATTCCGCGGGCTCAAAAGAAGCTCTTGAGTTCTCCGGTGCGCGTCCCGTAGACGTGGGGATTCTGGGGATTCGCGATGGCCGGAGCGAACTCTTCCAGATCCTTGCGGTAAAACATATGGAAATCCACCTCCGAGTAAATCTTGCTTGCCGCATACCCTATGACGCGGCTGTTCAGATCGGACAGTTCCTGCGCGACCATCTTCGGGTTGTTCTGGGCGTACTGCAAGTAGTAGCTGCGCATAATGATCTTCAAATCGTCGTCGCTCTGCCGATCGATATGGTACTTGTTCCCGCTCATAACTAGAACTTGGGTCTGGATATCCTGCTGCAGCTTCTCCACGTTCGCGTCGCTAAAAAACACGGCGTTGAGCGGAGTTTCCTTGTGGATGTGCCCGATCATATCCCACCGATTGGTCTGGCCGAATAAAGTGGGGCCGTCCGCGTACATCTTGTACGGTCGCGCCGACAGCTCCTGTAGCGAAGGATCGTTGATGTTCGGTACACGGCCGCCGTGCTTCGGCGCAGGATACTGCTGCGACGTCGAAGTCGCGTTGTATCGGTTCTCGACGTGCGGATCCTGGATGTTCTCAAGAACTGACTTCTCCATTATTACATCTTCAGCAAATTTTCGTAGATTCCTGGCTGCAAGACTTCGCTAATAGCCAAACTCATTGAGAACGAACCTCCGTTCATGTCAAGAAGCTTCCCGTACGAATCCACCACGGTGATATCGAGTTTTTGGATGTTCACGGGCATAGGGAAAAAGTACTCCTTCGTGATCGTGTCCAGCTGAATATTATCATACTGCACGCTATACTTTGGCGCAGTCAGAGGAATCTTCAAGAACGCGCCGAACTGTGTTTGGTCGGCATACTGATGCTGGATTTGGAACCAGTCGTTAATGACGAGATACACATACCTATCGGGGCTCACATCAGGCCGAGTATCACAATCTATGTAGTACAAGCCGGACTTCACATATGAAAAATAACTGATATCGTAAAACCCTAAGTTGTACCCTAGCCCGTTCTGTGTGAAGCAGTCCGTGGTTTGGGGAAACTGAAGGCTGTACGGATTATCCCATTTGAACGTGAGCTTGAACGAGTACGGATCCTGGACAATGTTCAGGTTCGTGAAATTCCATCCGCTCGGGAGGTTGGTCGTACATACAGTCGATATCTGCGATAAGATTGTCGGGATGAGACCGTACGTTCCCGTAAGAGCGTAATTTCCGTCAGGAATAACGATCGTATTTACGGATACACTCGTGCTCCCAGTCGCGTTTGTTAACGTCAGTTTCACGACGTAAGGACCCGGCGACGGTAAATTCTGGATTTGGAACGACGTTTGGTACGGGAATGCGGTGGACGGGCCGGTCCAGTACTGAGTGTCCGAATCCGTTATGGTTTTTATTGGGCTTGATGGATTCGACGCTAACGCGATCGTAATGACTCGGCTCACCACAGAATAATCGTCCCACACCAAAGACACCGAATTCGCTTCGGACGAATACACGACGTTGCTTATTCCGGGAGATCCCGTTGCACCGTTCACATAGTACAGAAACGCGAACGATGTGTTGTCTCGCCCAACAGTTGTTCCGTCATCTTGAGCTTTGATCCCGGTGAAGCTATTAAAACTATTCTCGAACTCCATCGTTATAATCTTTACGGAACTCACGTTCTTGTACTGTCTCCCGAGACCTACGAGAAACCGAGTCGCCGACGAATTCTGATATGCAGTTTGAGACAACGCGCCGGAAAGGCATTGGTTATAGGACGTTACGCGCGCAGCCAGTGTCGTGGGCACAACTCTGAATTTCCCGTCGATGTTCACGACAGTCGTTCGCACATCTTTATTGTAGCCGTAGGTCGTAGTTCCTCCTACGGCCGGATCAACTTTGATGACGTGCTCGGGCTTGTTCAAATCACCCTGGAACTTATTGAATTCTTCGTGGTCATCCACTTCGTTCTCCGAGTACTTATCGATATCATACGGATCGACCTCCTCTTCCTCGTACTCCTGGGCATCGACCAACCGATTACGCGCGTTCTCATCAAATACGTCCGCCAATAACTGCTGATAAGTGATTGGCTGGTTTTCTTGCGCCATCCTTATCTTTATGATAATTCCCAGTTATGAAAATCTTAGTTTAACACAACAATGCCCTTCCTGTCCTACAGTCAATATCTCGCACAGGGGCAAGTTGCGTGTGCTGCTCCTGGATTAATAGGACCTGTCGGACCATCTGGCTCGATGGGTATACAGGGTAATACCGGAGGCACAGGATTTACCGGGTACACCGGATACACGGGAAGAACCGGATACACCGGATTTACTGGGTACACGGGGTACACAGGGTACACTGGAGTCACTGGGTATACTGGCTTTACCGGGTACACCGGATACACCGGTGCTGGACTCCCGACGACAGCTCTCAATTTCGGGGACTATGTATATTGGAACGGAACTGCGTGGGTCGCTGGCGATTCGAAAATTAATATCGGCGCGAACGCGGGGCAGTATAGCCAGCAAGCATACAGCATTGCGGTTGGCGCGGGCGCTGGAGGAACTGGCCAACAGCCGCAGTCTATCGCGATCGGGAATAATGCGGGACAGTACGGCCAAGGAACTCTATCGGCGGGCATCACTGGAGGAGCGATCGCGATAGGGTTCAACGCCGGTCAGACGGGGCAATATGCTCGGGCGATCGCTATAGGGTACGGAGCAGGAAGCACGGGTCAGACGTACCAATCGATTTCTATAGGAGCACTCTCTGCATCAAACGGTACGTCCAGCATCAGTCTCGGTGCGTCCAGTCGATCAAACGGTACGTCCAGCATCAGTATCGGGACGTCCAGCGGTTCGACTGGCGATAATTCTATAGCGATTGGAAATTCGTCGTCCGCAACATTTGGAGGTGCGGTTGCGATTGGAGGTTCTACGAGCGCTAACGCTACAAATGCAGTTTCCATTGGATCATCTAACAATGCGACCGGAACAGGCTCGATTGCGATTGGGTCTAATATAAACTCGACCGTTCAAAACGCGATAGCAGTAGGCACGAGTTCGAATGGCGGCGGAGATAGCGTTATAGCTATAGGCAATAATGCGAATGGATCGGCGATAAATGCTGTGGCTATCGGTTCATCCACAACATCGACTGCATCGGGTTCTATTGCGATTGGGTATGGCGCAGATGCGACCGTTCAGAACGCGATAGCAATCGGAACGGGGTCTACTGGAAGCGGAGATAGCGTTATAGCTATAGGCAATAATGCGAATGGATCGGGGTCAAATGCTGTAGCGATTGGAAGTAGCGCAAGTGCCCCAACGAATAACTCTATTGTCCTGAACGCCAGTGGAAGTGCAGTAACGTCATCGCAAGCTGGGTTTTACGTAAACCCGGTCCGGTCAATTCCAGATAGCAATAGTGATACTTTTTTTGCAAATCCGGCATTGATGCCTGGAACTGGAAATGAGATTATACAACAATTATACTCGTCCAGCGGTTTGTTAAGACGGCGCGATTACCATAGTACTAGTATTACTCCTAATCTTGACCCTGTTCGCACTCCATATTATTACGCAACACAAGGACAGGGTATTACATGCGAATGGCGCAATGGTGGGGATGTAAAGTTACCGCCAAGTTACGTGTTCGTTGAAACTTTGACCCCGTATTCAAACGACGGAAGCGGTGGATGGCCGACCCAGCGTGGTATGGATTCCAGTTCGGACGCGATGTGGACACGATACGGAACGAATGCAACAACATGGTCTGCGTGGACCCAGCGATTCGCAGGAGGATCGACATCAATGTTACCCATCGGCAGTATTATTATGTGGTATGGTCTTGCTGCAACTGTTCCTGCTGGTTGGCACATTTGTGATGGAACAAATGGAACTCCAAATATGAGTGGTAGCGGAACTGTAATGGCTAGCGGTGGTGGATCAAGTGTATCAAGTGATACTTGGCAGACCGGACAATACTATGCTGCTGTTCAGAATGGAACAAATAACGTTGGTCGTCAATATATTACCTTCATAATGAGAATAACTTAAATGAAAAAAGACTGGGTTATTTTACTGGTTGAATCTTCTATCTTTTATAGTCTCAGACCTTCAGCTTCCCGAGCTCCTCTTTCCACAGCATGACCGCCGTCTTCTTCTCCAGCTCCGCGATTTGCGCCTTCAGATCCGCCAGATCCTTTTCGTGCTTCTGGGCGTGCTTCAGCGTCAGTGACGCGATCGGGAGGTTCAAGAGGTAGTCGTAGGACTCCCTAATTTTATCGAACTTCTCCGACGCCAGAAGCCTGTCGCATTCGTCGGCGGCCTTCTTGCGCAATTCTGGTCGCGGCTTGTCCTCGCACTGCTGCCGAATGAAGCGCACCACGTTCTCGTGGTACGGCAGTTTATCCTTGAGCTCTTTCAGCATGTACGCCAGCCGTTCGCGGTACAGCACGAGACGCACGCCGCAGTATTCGCGCAGGATCTCGCCGACGGTCTCGTACTTTTGGATCACACACTTCGAGTTGAACGCGTGCATGTTTGTGAGCTTGATTTTCTCGACGAGCATCTTCTCGACGGGCGCTGCGCCCGCTGCGCCAAGCTTGACCTTCACGAGAACCTCCGTGTCCGTCGACGTGTCCGAGTAATCGCGAATCACGCCGTCCGTCAGCATCTTGTCCAGCTTCTCGCGGAAGTCCATCGTCCAAGTCTCGACCGGAAGTTCGGTGATCACGAGCATGTCGCCCTCCATCTTGAACACGCCGCGGCACTCGTAATCTTGCGGCGCGACCTTGCGGATCGCCCCCTTGAATTTCGAGTAATGCGGAACAAACTCCCGGTCGAGACCCGTGCCGGTCTCCAGCCACTCGGAAATCGCGGCCTTCAAATCTGCGGGGTTGAACTGGGGGATGAAGGTCGAGTACCCCGTCCCAATACCGCGAGACCCGTTCACCAGAATCATCGGAAGAACTGGAGCGTACCATTCCGGCTCGACGGGGAGTCCGTCGTCGTCACGGAAGGTCAGGCACGGAAAGTCGTCTTGTGGCACGAGGTTCTGAATGTACGGCTGGAGGTAGGTGTGGATATAACGGGGCGACGCGGAATCCTTGCCGCCCTGCAGCCGCGTCCCGAACTGGCCTTGCGGAACGAACCACGGGACGTTGTTGGAGCCCACGAAGTCCTGCGCCATGCCCACGATCGCGTCGTTCAGCGACTGCTCGCCGTGGTGGTATCCCGAATGTTCGGACACGTATCCCGCGAACTGCGCGACCCGGATCTCCTGCTTCAAGTTGCGCTTGAGGGCAGAGTACAGAATCTTGCGTTGCGACGTCTTGAGCCCGTCCATCACGTTCGGGATCGAGCGCTCAAGGTTGTAGTTCGAGAAGTGGATGAGATCCTTGTCCACGAAATCCTCGTACTTCAGCGTCTTGGTGTTTGGAATGATGTCGGCGCGATCGTAGGTCTTCAGCCAATCCTTGCGGTCGTCGGCCTTCGCTTTATTGAACGCCAAATCGATCCGCTTGTCGCTGTTCGCGGCATACTCGTACGGAATGATGTTGGGAATCTTGAAGTACTCCTTGGCCTCGTCGCGCGTCGACGTGCCCAATCCCTTGTAGTACTTCACCTTCCACCCCCGCGCCGCGTCCGTCTTGCGCCACTCCTCGTACGCGTACTGCGTGTAGAAGGTCTTGGTCTGCGTGCCCTTATTCGCCTTTACGATCGGGGTGGCCATGTACGTAATGAAGCCGGGGATCTTGATGAGTTCGTGCCACAGCTCGTGGAACATATTGATGAGCAGGCCGCGGATGTGCGAGCCGTCGTAATCCTGGTCGGTCATGATCATGATCTTGCCGTACCGCAAGCTGCGAATGTCGGCATACTTCTTGCCCGACTCCAGCCCCACGATCTTCTTCAAGTTCGCGATTTCCTCCGTCATCTCCACCTTCTTTGCCGACGTGTCCTTGACGTTGAGTAGCTTGCCCTTCAGCGGAAACACGCCGAAGAACCTGCGCTGATCCTGCGACAGACCGGACAAAGCCATGGCCTTGGCCGAATCGCCCTCCGTGAGAATCAGGGTACACTCTTGGCTCTTCGCCGTCCCCGCGAAGACGGCATCGTCCAGCTTGGGAATACCCGTGATCTTGGAGAGCTTCTTGCCGTCCGTCTTCGATGCCTCCTTGGTGTCCTTCACAGCCTGCTGGGCCATAACGGTGTCCACGATGTTCAGCTTTGTCACGAGCTTCTTGAGGTAGTCCTCGGACAGTTTATGCGAGACCTTCGAGGTCATCACTTCCTTGGTCTGCGAACTGAAGTTCGGGTTCTCGATGGAGCAGTTCACGAACACGGCCAGCGAGTCGCGCACGAGTCCGGGGCGCACCTTTATTTTCTTTTTAGTCTCCAAATGGTTCACAAAGTACGAAACAATCTGATTAGTAATCTCATCTACATGCTTGCCCGAACGAGTCCATATGCCGTTCACAAAGCTCACGCTGAAGAACTTGTCCGTGGGGGAATCAGCAGCTGCAACCTGCCACCCGAGATGCGGCACGTCTGTCACGACGGGTGCATCTTTCGGAAGATACCAGGACGCGTAGGTTGCGAGATCGCGGAACCTAATATGTGCGCCGCACCATGTGACTTTCACTTCCTTCCCAACCGTCATTGCGAGGTCAAACACGCGTCGCTGGATCACCTGGAGAATGCCTGCCGGAATTGCCGGAGTTGACCACCCGAAGCGCCCGAAGTCCGGCGTCCACTCAATCTCCACGTACGGCTTGGTCTTGCAGGCCTTGACGGACGGAACACCGACCGTGGACATGTTGTTTTCGAATGTCTGAACATACTTCAGGCCACGAACGCCGTCCACCACCGTGAGCACGAGCTTCTTGGAGAAGATGTTCACCAGCTTGACGCCGTAGCCGTTCTTCCCGCCCACCAGCTTCTTTTCGGTCTTGTCGTAGTTCGTGGACGTCAGCAGCTCGCCAAAGATCATCTGGGGAATGTAGCATCCGTACTCTGGGTGCTTTTCGACGTCGATCGACTCCCCGTCGTTCCGGATTGTGATGGTCGTTTCGGTCGCGTCGATGGAAATGGTCTTGACCGGGTTCTCCGAATTCTTCTGCTTCAGTCGGACTGCGTGATCGTGAGCGTTCACGAGAAGTTCGTCGAACAGCTTATAGAACCCGGGATTGAATGGGGAAATCGTTTGTAGCTTGAAGCTCTCTTCGTCGACGACGTACATCTCTTCATCCGCATTCTCAATGCTGCCGACATAGGTGTCGGGCAGCGAGAGAATATGTTCGCGGTGCGTGTGTTTGCGGTACTGCTTTGATAGGTCCATTGTGTGTTCATCTTTGGGCCACGCTATCTTTAAATTCGTTTTAGATGGAGTATGTTCGAACCATGCTGAACGCCGCGTCCGCCTCGTCCCAGAAGCCGCTCGATTTCAGGCGCTGCACCTTTTCGGACGTGGACGTTAAAAAATTACAATGCACCATTTTCGCGTGCGCCCTACGGCCATCCTCGAAGTACACTTTCCCGTTTGGGTACTCGTCTTGGGGCAAAAGAGACACCGTCATTCCCCAAACTCCGCGTCTCACGGCGTTGAACGCGTGCTGGTCGTTCTCAGTACCATTCGGCCGAAGCTTGAGGTACTCGATCGAGTTCTGAATCGTTGTGAGGCTCGTGCGCGACCTGCGCGCCAAAAAGAAGCCAGTGCACGCTCCCCACAGATCGTCCTGCATAACAAACGATCCCGGGCGTCGTAGAATATCCTCCAAACAGTTCTCGAAGAGCACAATATCGTTGTCGATCCACAGCACGAGGGGGTCGTATCGCATGTTGTCCAGAATAACTTCGAGCTTGCGGGTCGTTATGCTCTTGAACTCGGGGGTATTGTACACAGCCTGCTCGGTGTTCGAAGACAGGAGGTAGCAGTGAAAAAGCTCCATGGGAAACCCAGCCTTCAGTGCCGAGTTGAGCATGTTCTTCATCATTGGGAGCTGGGCATCGTTCGTCATGCAGACGATGCGCATCCTTTAAATTCTAAAAACACTTTCGGTTTTGACGTTTTGCGCTTTAGAAGTTTAAATGCCTCCACGCAAAGCCAAGGCGGTTGTGAAGACCCAGTCCATTGATGAGACCCCCGTCGTTTTCTTCCTGAAGGTCTCTGAGTCGCCCGGCGACGACATTATTCCGGCGGGAGATGTCACCTCGTACTCAGACATCCTCAACTCCGTCGAGAAGAATATTGAGAGGTTCGATACCGAGCTTTTGAAGGCGATTCTGTCGAAGGTCTCGACGGAACGGTATTCGCCCCAGACCGCGTGTTTCTGGTGCGTGCATACGTTTAACTGGGTTCCGTGCGTCCTTCCAATATCGTACGACGTGTACAACAACATCTACAACTGCGAAGGCAACTTCTGTTCCCCCGAATGCGCACTAGCGCACCTGTATTCGGACAATAAGACCCCGGACTCTTCGAAGTGGAACCGACATGCTCTTCTTACGCATTTGTACGGGGACATGTACAAGTCCCGAACACTCTCGCCCGCTCCTCCCCGCTCTATTTTACGGATGTTTGGAGGCCCCCTGGATATCGAGCAGTTCCGGGACTATGTGTCGGGCGAGAACTATATTGTGTTATCGGAAATCCACCCCATCCGGCTTCTGTTCCCGTCCATGAACGTCCAGGGCCCGTTGCGGGATATCAAGAAGTACGTGAGCCTTTCGAACGACGTCGTGGAAAAAGCGTCTGAGCAACTAAGACTAAAGCGCTCTAAACCCATGAATGTGAATGTCCCGACTCTCGATATGTGCATGAAACGAAGTTAATTGAATTCAACCGTCCCTCACATGAATGATAACTCCTTTATAGGGGAGATTGACCGCTTTCGCGCCGTTCTCTTCGAACGACGACACTCGCAGCCGTTTGGTAGGAGGATATCGCACGATCCATTCTGAGGGACGAGCCCTCTTGAGTTTCAGCATTATCTCGTGGATTTGCCCGGAAACTTGGATGGTATTACCCATTCTATGCTGTCTAGTTTTATTCTTTAGACTATTTCCGTTTTCAGAGTTCTAGCGTTGAAAACGTAAATGCAGCCGCAGCAAAATATGGCCGATCTGATGCGGAATCAGATGATGATGGCGATGGGGATGTCGATGGGCATGGGGCGAAATCCACTCTACAGTTTCATCGGTCTCAGCCTGTACGACAAGTTGGTGTCGTCGTATCCCAAATGGTGGCCGCACATTCAGGACGTCTGTTGCCGCCGCAAACGGCTCGAACCGTCGACCCCCCCTCCCCCCTCGAACAAGCCCGTTCGAGCGACCATCGAGTGTGAGCGTACCGTGAAAGGGTCTGGTAAACAAACGAATCAGTCCCAGCCGATTTCGTCTAGCCAGAGCCGAATGGACTCGGTCGTTCACTACGTGAGCACGATTCCCGCCATCCGCAACCTTTTGTGCGTGAGCCACCACGAATACCTGCCCAACGAGTTTGAGCCGATCATGGTCGAGAACGATATTTATTTCCAGCTCACGTCTCTGAAACACACGGAGGGAGAACTTGAATCCATCAAGTTCCGAATTTTCTGTTATGACCACGAGTCCCAGTTTCTCCGCGATTTCGTGGAGCGGTGCAACGCAGACTACGAACGGCGGATGGCCAATAAACTCGGAACGTCCCTGTTTTATTTCGATATGATGACCAACACCAAATCCAAGAAAACGACCCAGAATTCGTTGCCCACAACGCATCTCATTTATACGAAGCACAAGTTCCATACGACGCGGACGTTTGAGAACGTGTTTTTTGAACAGCGCGACAAGGTGTGTAAGCACGTCGAGTTTTTCCTGACTCGAAAGGATTGGTATGAGAAGAAGGGGATTCCGTACACTCTGGGATTCATGTTTCACGGCGACCCGGGGTGCGGCAAGACGTCGTCCGTCAAGGCGATCGCGAACACTGCGCGCCGGCACATCATTAACATCCACCTATCCCAAATCAAAACCAAGGCTCAGCTCAATCATCTTTTTTACAACGACGACATATATGTCTACGACGGCTCAAAGAGCGAGAAGTATACGATTCCGATTCACGAGCGGCTCTACGTGATTGAAGACATTGACGCGATGGGGGACACCGTTCTGAGCCGAGACTTCAAGAAGCCGGTCGTAAAGAAAGAACTGAGTCCCGAAGATGCGTGGCAGGCCGCACACAAAGACGAGGACGAGCCGGAACAGATCGACCTCTCATTCCTGCTCAACATTCTCGACGGAACGCTGGAAAGTTCTGGACGCATTATTGCGATCTCTTCGAATTACCCCGAGCGGATAGACAAGGCGCTGATCAGGCCGGGGCGCATCGATATGATCGTCCAGTTCCGCAAGTGCAATCGCGCAATTCTTCAGGAGATGGTTCGCAGTTTTTACGATCGCGAGTTCGACGATTGGACTTCGCCCGAGTTGGAGTACCGTTGGACGCCAGCGGAGGTGAATCAAATTTTGTTCCGGAATTTCGATAGGCCAGACGATGCGATCACGGAGCTGCGAACGCTGTCTCCTCGTGATCTTTATGGGTTTGATACAGTGCCGGCGCCTGTGTCGTACAAAGAGTCTGCGGCGACTTCGCTGGATATAACTCGGTCTAATTTCCCGTCGACTGGATAGCCTTGGCGAGCCGGACGATGTTCTGAATATATTTCCACACATTCTGCTTGGACGAAGGGCTCATGTTCTCAATGTACTGCTTGAGCTTCTGAAAGATGTTCATATCGACGTGGCTCGTGTACTCCCGAAAATCGTAGTCCATGAAGAACGTCTCGTCGCTGTTCATAATCTTCTCTTCGAACTGGACGACGTTGTCGGTGACATAACTCACCACCATAGCCGGGTTCGTCATCTTGATGAGCGACAGCGTGTTTAAAAACAGGGAGAAGTCGGCGTCATTGGGGTACATCTCGCACAGTTCCGAAGCAAATGCCCCGAACTGGTCGAAGAAGGCTGCCATGAGGGTGCGTTTGGATGCCATATTGTAGTATTCAGCACGAATATATGAAAATGATTATTTACGTTCGACGCTTCCGAACTCGCTCTTGCGCTGATTCGCCATCTGTTCCATCCGCTTCATAACGTCGGCATTCGTTGCGGACTTCGTCTTGTCGTCCAGCGTATTCTTTGACGATGGGCCGCCGGACGAGGGCATGTCGCCCTGCGACATCGCAGCCGCCGGAGCCCCGTCTAAGAACGTGTACATACTACCGCCTCCCGATGCGAACTGAGACGGCGTATCCCAGAGAGAATAGGACTCGCTGAGGCGCCCCATACCCTCAAACCCCCAAGCCGAGAGCTCCCCAATCTGGTTCTGAGGAGCGGCAGTTCCCGCCTCCGGCTTCGTGGGGTGTTCCTTGCGAGAATTGGTGGGCTTCGCGATGTAGCCGTAAATGTCCTTGCCCACAATGACCTCCTTGGTGTCGGGGACGTAGAGGGTCGGCACACTCTTCAGCCAGGCTGGGCGCTGGGCGGGCTGGAGAGATAACGCGTCAACGAACTTGTAAAGACCAGCCTTGTTGAGCGCCTTCAGCGTCTCTATAATCTGCTTTGAGTTCGGGCACCGGTCGCTGTAAAACAGGTAGGGCTGCGACATTATGGGTTTTCAGGAAAAAAACGGATGGAACAATAACGAGACAAGATGGAGGAACAAACTATGCCGGCCATCAAGAGCCTGCGCACCTCCAATGAGGGCAGGTCTCTAGTTCTTGAGCTTGTGTACTTTCCGGTCAGTATGATTAATTCGATTCGGCGCATCCTGCTCTCGGGAATCCCCACCGTTGTGATCCGCGACGTCCAGATCCTCAAGAACACGACCCAGATGCCCCACGAAATGCTTCGGCACCGAATGGAAATGCTCCCAGTCAACGTCACCCCGGACGAGTCCGGCATCATCAAGGACGCAAAGATCGAGCTTCGCATGCCCGAAATCAAGAAGGACGACGTCATTACGACCGACGATTTCACGGTCGAGTCTGGCCGCGAAGGCATTCTGATGAAAGACCCCGATTTCGGGACTCCGTGTATGTTCCTCAAGGTTCGTGCGGGCGAGTCTATCCATATCACCGCAAGCCTGGCCGTCGAGAGCGAGGGCGTGAGTCAGGTACATACCGCCACAACTCTGTGGCACGTCGACCCGAATCTAGCAAAGAAGGAGCGCGAGGAGTACGTCAAGGCTCACGAGGACGACAAGGACGCAGGGCGCTACTTCGACAACTTCCTTGTCCAGAAATGCTATTCCCGCGACGAGAAGAACCGCCCGAACTGGTTCGACTTGAAGGTTGAGAGTATCGGAGTAATCAAAGCCCACGATCTGGTGAAGATGGCCGTCCAGATTCTGCGCAAGCGCGTGGATGTATATATGACCGAGGCGCTCAAGAACATCATGCGGGAGAAGGATGAGGGTACGTATAGCATCACTCTGCCTCTGGGTGGCCACACGCTAGGAGCTCTGTTCCAGGAAGTTATCTACAAGGACGACGTTGAGTTCGTGTCCTACGATATTCCCCACCCTCTCAGACCCGAGATGGTGCTGCGCTTCAACACAAAGAACGCGCCCGAAAAGATTCTCGACAACGCGAGGAAAACTATCGAGGAATATTGTTCCGTGATAGAGAATAACGATGGAGATAAGTCTTCAGTTTGAAGCAGCTGATCTTGAAATTATAGAAACCGTAGACTTCGATGAACAAATGCAGCGGCCGGAAGAGCTGAGGTTTTTCACGCTGGACGAGCAGCTTATCGACTACTTCCAGAAGGTCGTTCCGAAAAAGAAGCACGTGTCTCGAGCCGAGTATGCGAAAATCGAGAGTGAAGTTGAGCGTATTCGAAAAATATACACGGACATCATTTCGTTCACACGTACCGACTACCGTATAGACACCGCCCGCAAACGCATTAACGTTCCCTGGCTCAAACCTATTTACGGATCGTTTCAGTACGAGAAGTACTCGTATGCCGAGAAGTTCCTGCCTTTATTTGAGGAAGGAGTTCGGCGCACTCCGAATTTTTACCCCACCCTCATCAAAGCCCTTCCGCGCCCGTACCGTTCAGAGGGCGCGATGGGCGTTCCGGTGACCGAACGAACCGTTCTCGTGAACGAAGACGGGCGGGGCGATATTGGGGCTCTTGGGTCGTTCGTTCGTCCGAAGCTCATTATGCGCGACGACGGGACTATTGAGATGACGAGCGTCGAGATGGAGAGCACCGGCGACGATGTTCGACGCATCGGCTTCTTTATCGAGGAACGCGGCCTCGATATGCCACGACCGTTAGCAGACCACCCCTTTCTCGGTTCAAGCGCGGCATCCAAGATTCTGACGGCCGAACCTCTATTGGACGTGTTCCCAACGATCGAAGCGATTCTTTCGCACGCGGTTCCCACTACGACCGACCCATACGTCGAAGGTCGGAAGTACCTAAAGCTGTACGATGTGTCCCTATCGAAAGTTCCCTGGGCTTCGTGGAAGGAACGGTTTCCTCCCGCCGGAACCGTGAACAGCCCTCCTCCGGTTCTATCCGTGTCGTTTCCCGCGGCGGACGACATAGTTGCTCCTTCAGACCGATTGCAGAAGGTGTACAATTCCAAATGGGAGAAAGCGGTGTATCCCCGCCTGTGGCTCATGAAGCAGGAAGATGCCGGCCTCCTCGTGGCCAAGATGCTTTTATCGGAGGCCGGGGAGTTTGGGCTGATTGCGCCGGACGTGATCAACGAACGTCCCAAAATCCACCTTCCCGAATCGACGGCCGACGAGTGTTTGAACGTATCCAACTTCGAGGAGTTCTTGTCGTCCGGGGTGTTTCGTGCGCCGACGTACAAGAAAGAGAAGGATGATTGGGTTCAGGTCACGTCTGGAGTGTGCGCTCCCACGACATTCATAACCCAGGAACGGCGTGAGGTGCTGAATGCTGGCAAGAAGGCATGGACGGAAACGACCCAGGCGAACATCCAGCGCGATTACGTGGCTCTCTTCAAGTTTTACCAGCCAGTGAAAGCTCAGATCGGAGAGAAGGAGTACGAGAAGTACCGGCCTGCCGACGCCTCGGAATTAGCAGAGAACGTTCTCACGATCCTGAAAGACGATACGCTGCTTCCGCCCGACAAAGCGTACAATATCCGCATCCTTCTCAAAGAAATCACTCCTATGAAGAACCGGTTTCTCGACGTGAACAATGTCGAAATCGTGTGTGGCCACACTCTTGCTCTTCTTGACGGAGATCTTGATGCGAACAGGTTTGATTATTACACGAAGTGGACGTCCACGGAAGACGGGTTCCGAGTGTGTAAATTCTGCGGAGTTCAGGTGAACAGTGATACGTATGTCGCCCAAGACGATTTCGATGATAATGGCCGTCTTATTGTGAGCCACGACGTTCTGGACGAAAAGTCGTTCAAGCGAGAAACGCACCCTACGTCGTTCGCGACATCGCTCAGCGAACTTCGAAACGCGTTTAATATGATGAACGCCGGCGAAGCGCTTATTATATTCATGCTCAACCAACTCCAAGTGCTCCCCAGCGAAAACCAGCTCACCCCGGTTCTGGGCAATATCCGCAAAGTATCCGTGTCCGCGTCCAAACTTCAACCCGCCGCGCGCAACAAAGTCGAGGGAATGCTGGGAATCGCGGGAATGGTCGTTCTCCTGCAGACACACAACCCTTTCCTTGTTCCTCGTCGATCGTTCGGATCACGCACAATGAAACTATCGGGGTTTCCTCGGGATACGGATGACTCGAACCAAGCGCCCGTTCTAGGAATGATTCTGAGCGTGATCAAGGAAGCCGTAGAATCGTTCCCTACCTCGTTTGCCGAACCCTTGTCCACGATTCTGCGCGAAGTCGTGAACAACCGCAAGAAGGTGCGCGAAGAGTCCGTCAAGTTCATCAAGCAGGCGTACACGGAGTTCAAGCTCCAGTTCGAGTCGGCGAAAGTGCGCTCTGAAACCGTGGTCGAGGAAACGACGCTCGACGAAAATATCATGCTGCCCGCGATCGTTCCCAAGAAGACCGATTTCCGTATCGGGGACACGCAGGGTTCGGAGAAGACTGGGGAGTGCACGACATCCAAGCCCCGCACGACAATTGTGGGGAAGATGAGACCTTTACTACCTCAACGCCACCCGGAGATAGGAAAGACAAAACCGTCTTCGAGTGCGGTCTTCATCCCGCTGGACAGCCCGACCGTGAAATACTCGTTCCCGTCATCGAAAGAGATTCAGAAAGGAGTGTCTCTTGGATTCCCCAAGGCCTTGAAACTGGACGCGATTCGTAAGTTCGTGGACAATGCCACAGATGGCGTATCCCTCCTATCTCTTCTGACCCGAATCCTGGATCTACTTGCTCCGCTGAGCATCTCAAAGAAGGTCATTCGCGAAATGCGCGACTTTGCCGAGAATGCGAACTCGTTCGAGAACGCGTCTTTGTTCCGCGACGCAGCGAAGGGCAAGCTCTTCGAGCTTTTTGATTTCATCAAGACAGATGCCGGGGCGGTCGAAACAATAAAGGTCGCGGTGGCTCGTGATCTGACGATGAACATGATTCTTCTCACGAAAGAGAACTCGGAACGCGAAGTCAAGCAGCTGCGGACGATGGAGCGCGATATGTTCACAAAAGTCCTGAAATCGATGTCGGATCGCGACCGCGAAACCATGAAGCAGATGCTTGATATTGGAATCGCTCAGCACCTCATTTCGGTGAGTGATCGTCGGCGGTTCGTAGAAGAACTCAACGTCCGAACCACGGAGGAGCGGGATAAGGACGAAGACGTGAACCCTCTGGACGTTCCCGAAGGCGGGCACACGACCAGAGATTACATTGAGAGCGAAGAACAGAGGAATGAACGGGGTGGACTATTAGAAGCCGACCGCGGAGACTACGGCGATGTTCACGACCGACCGCACGACGACTATTCGATGATCTATAACTACGATAATACCGGCGACGTATAACTACCGACTCATGCGCCAGTTCTCATCTAACGACGGCATCGTATCTTCGACCTTATTTTTCTCCCATTCGAGGATGCGCGCGGGGGCATCCAGTAAGCTCTTCCCGAAGTCGATGATGCGCGGCATGCCGTCGTCGGCCATGATCACGTTCTTGCCGTGGAGGTCGCCGTGGACAATATGGTTGTCGTGAAGGAGGTCGATCGCTGTCTTCAGATAATCAATCTGGGCAATACTCTTTTTGGGCATCGGGAGTTTCTTACCCAGTTTCTTACCCTTGAGGAACGCTGCCCACGACCGTTTCTTACTGATTATGGGATTCCATACGTCCGACCCTTTCAGAACGATTTCCGAGTACATTTTGTTCTTGTACGTAACTCCATCCAGCTTGTTCTGCTCGGACAGAGCTCCGGGCTGGCAGTATTCCGGATAGAAAAAGTACTTCTGCTCCGGATCGATCTCTTTCAGTTTCCGGATAAGCCGAGGGTGATCCTTTGAGACAAGATCTTCCTTGCTCTCGCGCTTGGACATGCGAGACACGTACTTCGACATATCGCGCTTATCGGCGCAAGCGATCGGAGGATCAATGACGATCGCATAAGCTCCCTGCCCAATCACCTTTCCTCCCCGCTTCGCGCGGCGAGTCCCTTTTCGGGGTTTTACGCGGCGGGTCTTCATTATTATTCCAGCCGCATTTTTTCTACTTGGTAGTTTCGTTCCTTGTACAGTCGCAGCCGCTCCTGGAACTGCCGTCGGAACGCCGGATCCACGATGTCCACGATAAGCGGGTCTACAGACCTCCCCGTTTTTTCGGTGCGCATGATGCGGCCAACAATCTGGTCCACATCCGGACGCGGCGTGGCGATGATAAGAGTGTTCAGCGTGGCCACATCAAACCCCTCCTTGCACATTGCGTAGGTCGCAATGAGGATGCGCTTGGACGCACAGAACGCGGCGCGCTCGGTCGCCTTGACTTTGCGGCCCAGGATACACGCGTGCTCCCTGATTTCAGGAGGGAGAGACTCGAACAAGGTCGCCGTGTGATCCACTCGATCCGTCAGGACAAGTATCTGCCGCCCCTCCTCTTCAAAGAGGTCGCTCAATATACCCACGATAAGGTCGTTCCGGGGCTTGAACTCCACGACCTTATTGACCATGAGCGTAGTGAACATGACGCCCTGGTTGTTGTAGATGATGGTGTTGTACTCTTCGTCCTTGGGGTCGAAATCGTAGACTTCCACCCGCACGTTCTCGTCCACCTTGTCGGCCGTGTTCGAGCGGTAGAGCATCGGCCCGAGAAACCAGTTGATCACGTACATCAGCTTATCTTTCCGCTCGGGCGTAGCGGACAGACCCAGCATGTACTTCGAGGTGAGCTTGGAGATGGAGCGCGAGAACGCCTCCGACGCGATGTGGTGGCATTCGTCGACGATCACAAGTCCGAATCCTTGGAAGACGTGTGGCTCGTAGTCTTTCATCGAGACGCTCTGGAGCATGGCGACCACGATGTCTTTGTCCAGGACGTCGGCAGTGTCGCCCTGGATCGAGCCGATGCGGGCTTTCGGCAGGAACGATTTGATGCGGTCCACCCACTGGTCGCGAAGGAAGGTGTTGTGGACCAAGACGATGGTGGGCATCTGAATCTTCGAGGCGATGTAGAGCGCGCACACGGTTTTGCCGCCGCCCGTTTGAAGAGAGAGAATCCCGTCCCTGGGTTCGGGGCAAAGGTAGGCGTTCACGACGTCTTTCTGTCCTTCGCGAATCGCGCCCGCAAACTCCCAGAAGGCCGCGTCGGTCTTCGGGACGTCCCGCTGCGACTCGGTTATGGGCCCAAACTCGGCGAGTCCGTAGTGTTTGGGCACGTAGAGGTAGTCTTTCGTTTCCGTGAAGACCGGATACCGTGTCACGAACTGGGGCTTGACGAACACCGACGGAATGTATGGTTTCACATTCAGGACGCCCTTTACGTGGTTCAGATTCGAGATGGTCTTCTTGTCTAGTCGATATCCCTGTGTCGTCAACATCTTTGTTAATCCCTATTGTATGACCTTGAAACTATTCGTTTCGCAGGATTGTTGCTACAAACGGTGAGAGCCGCCTGGCCTCATGTGCGAAGCGGCTGTCCTTGAACGTGCTTATAATCCGCTCGCAGGACGCCAGCGTGAAAAAGTCCACGAGCATTTCCACATTCATGCTGTCTTTGCTGGACACCAGCTGCTCTTTTGACGCATTATGGTTTCCACCTGCAGACGTGTTTTTGAGCACCAGCTCACTGAAGACCACCGTGTGGGGGAAGTACCGCTTCCAAATCTCAATACTGTACGCGTCATCGCCCACCGCGACCATACTCCGACCCGAAAACGCTCCATTGGAGACCGCATTGACCGCCATAAATTGGACGCTCAATTCTAGGCGTGTACGATTCCGAGTACGGTCTGTTCCCCGGATATGGAATCCTATGGACGACGATAGTTTATGTTCGGCTTGACGCTGAAACACCGGAACAGTTATGCGCGGATCGATGACTCGGAACACGTTTGCGAAGAACGAGGAGTCATTGTACAGCGAACGGTTGGAAAACGAGGAGTGGACGAGAACATCGGCGTGCGTAGGCGTGCTTGAGCCGAGGATCCCGACATTGAGCCCAAGCTCCGCCTGTTTTAGAAACAGTTCTTGGGAGAAGGGGGTCTTGATGTTCCCCTTCCAGTAGCTCGGGAAATAGGTTGCGTCCTCGGGTATATCGTCCAGAGAGTTCAGGATAGGCATGTTCACGAGCTTGAAGTATGTGTAAAACGACTCGTTGCCGTGCGACCATATGGAATCCCTCCAGTCCACATATATTTGAAGCTTGTGCTCGATGGCGTAGTGAACACACATCTTCAAAGACTCTAGCCTATCACCGAAGCCTAAGCCATCCCTTCACGACGAGATATTTCATTTTTATTATTTGCTGGATTTTTTTCAGATTTTTTTAACGCCCAATATTCCAACATTCTCCTTCGAGTGTTTTCTACTTGCTGTTCTGATTGTTTTTTACCAAGTTTAGCTAGTCTCATTTTATGTTTAGTTTCATCGGACATATTTAAGCTAGCCACTCTTAATTTATTCTTAGTTTCTTCCGAAACAGCATGGCCAACTAAAGCTAAACTAATCTTCTCTTTGCGTTCTTCTGATAGAGAAGCTAATTTTCTGCCTGTAAGTGATTTACGAATTTTTTCACGTGTATCATCCGAGTGTTCATGGTTATCTCCACCTTTTTTGATATTATATCCATTTGGACAGCAAGAGTTATTGATACGAATTAACTCTTGTTCTTTTGAATTTAATTCGGCCAATGTGTCACATGAACACAAAATTTCAAAATTAAAGTTATCTATTCCGTAAAGTCTTATAGCGTTGTATAATGGTCCATCAACACCATCCCTAGCATTCGCCCTATGACGAGACCATCTTTTTATATGTTGTTTTGTTTGTCCGTAATATTCTTTACCATTAACTTTGTTGGTAATTTTGTATATTATACCATATACCATCTATTTTTATAAAGTTATTATTATGTAAGCTCTTTTTTTATTTCATCCTCCTTATACAACAAGAACAATGTATGTTCACGCAATGAGCGAGTACCTCGGCACATGCCTTATCATCGGGGCGATCGCGTTCACCACGTCTCCGTTATTCGTAGTTGCCGCATTCGCAGTGGCGATTGCCCTATCCCAACCTGTTTCGGGCGCGCATTTCAATCCCGCGGTGACTCTGTGGTGCTACCTCTCCGGAAAAGTTGGGCTGAACCGCGCGCTGATGCATACCGGGGCGCAGGCAGCTGCCGCCGCGACCGTGTGGGTCGTCCATTCCATGATAAAGGTCTAGAAAACGGAAAGCAAACACTGAATGTGAATGTTTTTCATTGAAGATGCAGGACATTCGCGAGATCTATAACAAGACCAAGGAGAACCTCGAACGCGTTCTGTCGAGACTCTGTACGGAGATGGACGAGATCCAATACGTACTCGACAACGACATTGTATCGCCAAACGGAGACCCTATGGATCCCGCCAGTGAGAACGATGTGCGTAGTCATTTGAATGACGAGAAACGCGAGGTTCAGGACGAGATCGATCTCGTGAACTCACAAATCAAGTACATTGTAGACTGGCTCGAGGCGAACACCGCACTCTAACAAAGTACCCTGCGGTCGCTTAATGTAAAAACGGAAACGTTTTTCTCATATTCAAAGAGAGCAACACAATGGACGTCGACGACGATGAAGTCAGCTTGAGCCCCGAGCAAAAGGCAAAAAACCTGAAGACGCTGCGCAAACTGATTGAAGATATGGAGGGGTTAGACGAGGAGACGGAAGAGTTCACTGACCAGTGGTTTGCCGACGGCGTGGAGTTCTTCCGCGATATTCGGTCAAAATTTCCGGACTTTCTGCTCGTCAAGAACCCCGAGAACCTGAAGAACGTCGAAGAGGCCAAGATTACGGCCGAGGAGAACGCCTCGCATTTGGAGTACGAGATGGACACCGGGGGATCATTCGATATCCCGGCATTCTGGCGATTCTGCATTGCCGTGGAAAATATGGTACAGTCTCTTCTGAAACTCGATGAGCACGACAGTGACATGGAGTTCGTGGACACATTCAACCAACTAACAATTCCCACGTTATAAAGTAATGTATTGGCCCAAGAGGTACCATACCGGCTTAACCGCCAAACAAAACAAACAACGCAGATCGACAGCCACGCGGCGACGGTCTATGTCGTGGAAAAATCCTAAGGCCTATAAGCCATTTTTAACTGATAGGGGCGCAAAGACTCGCAGATCAAAGTACGTCTCGGAATGGAAACGAAAGTTCCCCAAGGCGCATTCGCTGAACGCCTATTCCCAATCGACCGGAGTTCCCTTGTCGTTAGTGAAGCAGTCGTATAACCGCGGAATGGCGGCGTGGCGAACCGGCCATCGTCCGGGCGCATCTCAGCAGCAGTGGGGGTACGCTCGCGCCGCCAGCTTTTTGACGTGCGGGAAGACGCACTATACGGCAGATGCCGACTTAGCCAGGAAAGCCAAGAAAACCGCAAAGGGTAAACGTTGGTTCAATAAGACGTGTAAAACTTCCCGCGTGAAATATAACAAATGAACCACCGGGCTTTCGATTACAATGGCGTTGTCGTCGCGCCGTCTCAGCCCGTCAAGGCCCTTCGCACAGTGAAAAAGATCTTGTCCATCGACTCGGCCGATCGCGATACCTCGAAGTATTACACGAACGGCGATTTCGTCGTGTACTTGCCTCGGCAGTACCAGAATGTCGTGAGCATTCGCGTGGTGAGCGGCGAGTTTCCTCTGACCGTGAAGACTACGAACATCAACGGTGGCGCAGTCACTCACGCTATCTCGGCTGGGCCCAACACATCCGCCTCCAATTTCTCCTCCGATACGCCGGTGAACACGACAACGAACTCGCAGTACTACTTCCTTCTCGATGTCGAGGGTCTCAATTACTCCGACGAGACCGTGGTTGGAGCGAGCAGGTCAACGTACCGCGACGGTTTCCTGGCGAAAATTCCGGCTGTGGTGTACACTTCGTTCATCGAGTACAACGATCATTCGGGACAGGAGAACATTACGCGGTTCTCGCCCGCGCTTGGAACTCTGGATCGCCTGCATATTCGTGTACGCACCCACGCCCAGCAGGGAAACAGCGGGTTCATGTACTGGACGTCGGACGGAGCGTATGCTGCCGCCGGAAATCGTACGGTCGACTTCACGATTTGTCTAGAGATTGAGATGCTCGAAAATGGGTTCGACGACTTTTCGTCATTTGAGACTCGTATCCACAACTAGTTAACCCATACGACGGCCTAAGTTCACGAACGTGTCCAGAACAAACAGCGCCATAACTCCCGTGAATACGTACAGAGCCATATCGTGAGACGACGGGGTCTCGTATCCGGTTCGGTTCTGCTCGATCATGCGCATAATACGATCAAGTTTAATCTCATGCGCTGCGTCCTGGTACGAGGGTGGAGCGTATGCGAAACTTGTGCCGGTATCCGAAGGGAAGAAGGGTTTGGAGTACTCGGTCTTGGTGGCCGTGAACCCTTCACGCTGAGGAACGCGGGCGGGCGCGTAATTTGAGTCGCCTTCGTCATCGTTCTGGACGATAGGCAGGCTTTTCGTGAGGTCGTCGATCGTCTTGCGATTGCGCTGAATGGCGGCGTTGGATCGGTGGATGGGAGTGGGCGCCACACGTCCTTCCCGCTCCGCATCTCGCGCATCCTCTTTGGGAGCGCCGCGCGCAGCCATCGTATACCCCTTTTTTGGAAACGAGCTCCCCCATACTTCTTCAATTGACGCCATCGTCTCAGTTATTCAAAACACGACAGAAAAATATCACGTTGAAACAAATGAAGATCTCGCGCACCGAACTTGTTCTCGTTGGTCTTCTGATTGCTTACATCGCGTTCTTCACCCACCCGCCTCCGTCCCACATCAAGGATTTCCTGTCCTCGCCTGTAGGCCACGCCGTCTTCCTTCTTGGAATCGTGTACGTGACTGTACGTCAGAGCCTGGTTGTAGGAGTGTTTCTAGGCATCGCCTACCTCGTAACCAGCTCGGGCGTGACCGAGTACCTTGACGCGAAAGAGCAGTCGCCAAAGAAGGCGTTGAATATCGGCGAGGTGCTCAAGTCGCTGAGCAAGGAGGGTGAGCCGAAGAAGAAGCTGGAGAAGGGAGACACGGTCGCACACACCGCGGTTGCGGGCAAGAGCAAGACCGCGCCTCCTCCCCAGACCAGCGTTCCTACGGGCGCACCGTCCTCGGGAAGTGTGAAGGGAACGTCCGTATAAAATCAAGCACATACACAAGAGATGCTCGCGCACATCAATTCGGTTGCGTCGTCGCCCTTTGCGATTGGCGTGATGATTCTGCTCACGAATGTGGCGAGCCGCTACATCGTCCACGAATTCAGCGCAGACGATGAAGAGTACGGGCAGAACATACTTCTTCGGCGTATAGCGGTATTCGCGGTATGTTTTGTGGGAACCCGCGATCTGATTGCGTCAATTATACTGACGGCCGGGTTCGTGGTCTTGGCCGGCGGCCTGTTCCGCGGAAAGTCGGACTTTGCGCGCGAGGGCATGGTCGGAAAACCCGACGACGAACTGCGCTCAAAGGCCGGGCTAAAGGGATGCGATCAGCCGGCCTACGACACGAAGGAAAGCCCCATGTTCTAAAACTCTATACCTATCAAACCACACTATTTAAACTATTCATTCTCGTAGAAAGAACAGTTTGGAGAGGGTTCGTCTTAATCGTAGCACGCTAAATTATCGTCCGAGCCGCCTTCTAGCGAGAGCGGGGACGTTGGGATCGGGATGTATTCGTATTCGTAGTCGACGTGAATGAGGGGGATGTATGCGGAGTGGTCGATTTCGGCAGTGCAGAAGAAATTACAGAAATAACGTTTAAAATTACGGAGCCATTTAAACATTCCTTTAAATTACTTTTATGATTTAAACGCAGAAATTATTTTTTGGGATTTAGAGTTTGATGCTGACGGAATTTTTGCCCGTCGATCCGCCCTTGCGCGTGTTCGGCGTTGTCGATACGCGCTTGGTCTCCACGCCAGCATTGACGGACTTGAGCAAGTCGTCAATATTGACCTGCGGTGCCTTCATTTCCCGCGCAGGAGCGGGCGCGGGCGCGGGCGCGGGCGCCGGGGCTTGGGCGCGCTGGATTGGAGGTTGGGCGGGAGGCTTGGGGTACTTGATTGCCGGCTTCACGGACATCGGAGGCCGGGCGTTGGTCTGCTCGGGCGGCGGCGGGGGCATCATCGAAGACATGAAGCTCGAGAGCCCGGCCAGCGGGTTGCCCGGCGCGGACGGCGGGGCGGCCTGGGGCGGGGCGGCCTGGCGCATTCCCTGCGACTGCTGCTGCATGGCGGCCGTGGCCAGCTGGCGCGCGATGTCCGGGTTCGTCTTCAGAATCTCCTGGATGTTCGGGATCGGCGCCTTGGCCGCCATCTGGTTCGTGAGGTGAACCATGTACACCATCATGCACGTGCGAATGGGGATGCGGACGAGCGGGTGCATCTTGAGCTTGTCGCCGTACAGGTCGTAGAGCTCCTCGAAATCCTCCTCCATGTCCGCCACGTTCATCTGCGCGGACTCCGAGAGCCCGTCCAGCTGCAGCCCGAACGCCTTCATGATGGCCACGTTCTTCGAGCTCCACTCCAGCGCAGACATTCCGGTAATGTACCACTCGCAGAACTGCTTGATGGTCTGATCCATCGCCTTTTCGCGCTTGATGAACTCCAGCTCCATCTTCATCTCCTCCAGCGGCGAGTCCAGCGTGAACCGCTTGCGCATCGGGACTCCCAGCTTGGCGAGGCGCTCGAACTTGCGCAGGATCTCGTACTTCTCCTTCATCACAAACTCCTCGTTCATCTTGCGCGACGACGGAGCTGCCCCGAAAAAGTGGTCGGCGTTCAAGTTCTCAAGCCCGTCCGAGGTGCGGATAGGGCCCGCCTCGTCCAGCGAGGGAACGAGCCGAGGCGGAGGCGCGGACGACTCGCCGAACGCGGGGAGATCGATCGTGGCCATCTCCGGCAAATCCATAGACTCCGACATCTTTGGATTCGTTAGGAAATCTGCTCCGAAGACGTCGCCCATTTGTGTGAACTTACGATACAGTTATGAAAACTACAACGCATGAGTTTTCGTGTGCTCCATCGTCCACAGCCCCTGCAAAAACGTGTCCGCCAAGTCGTCCTTCTTGGGGTGTTTGAGCATGTGCGACAACCATGTCGGCGGCACCAGCTGCATTGCATGAATGATCCCCGTCTTCTTTCTGTCCTTGTACGTTTTCGTCGGATCTATCGTGAGAATGTTCGTCAATTTATGAGTCGCCGACACGCCCGTGCACTTGAACCCCCGGCACACGAACCACATGTGGATCATGGCCTGGACGCACAGCATGCGCTTGTCCGGCTGCTGCTCGCACGCGATCAGGTCAGCGCCCTCCCACAGCGCCTTTCTGGACTCCAGCGACGCGGCGATCGGCACGCTCAAATCCACGACCGAGCACTGCTTGCTCGATTTGATACACCGCTTCCAAATATTCAAGTGGTAGTGCGCGTACAGAATATCCACGTACCCCTTTTTGGTCGTGGACACGATTCCGAACGGCTCGCCCTCCTTTCTCAGTTCGTCGATGGTTTTCCTGCTCAAAGACACCTTGGTCGGGGGCTTGGCCGACTTTGTTTTGTGTAACGTGCACGCATAGGCCTTTTTACCGTTCATCCAGTTTGCCGGCTTTTTGCACTTGAAACATTTGGGCGCGTCGTGCCCCGCGCCCTCGGCCATCACATCAATCAGATCCCAGTGCACGATTCGCACATCGGATCGGCTCGTTCCCTCCATCACACAGAACGCCAAGTGTCGAAGTCCTGGATCTATTGATATTAACCTCATTATCTATACAGTAGTTCGTGTACTTAAATGTTCATCTCTTAATGCTTTTGCTTCTTCTATCGTTTTACGACAACCCAAATATACTTGTCCTTGCCCTACTCCATTGTAAGCTCTAACCATATATGTCTGGTTCTTTTTGTTCCAATTAATTCCTATCATATCAAAAGGACGTCCGCGATTTGAGCTATTTTCTTGAGATGTAGCCCAACGTAAATTTTCAAGACGGTCATCTCTTCGGTTTCTATTGATGTGATCAATTTGATTTTTTCCATTGTTATCTGGGTTGAATGTTTGCATTACAAGGCGGTATACTTTCCGCGTCAAACGGTTATGCTTTCCACCTGTTCCATTTGAAGGATAAATTAATACTTGATGATATCCATCTGTATCAAGCCCGCCCACCATAATCTGACCACGCACTCCTTTAACTCTACCCATGTTTGATACCAAATATTTAGGTGCCCAAGGGAGCGGTCTCCATTCTTCTTCCATTTAGATTTCTATGCCGACATCATTTAAATATTATATCTTTTGGGAGGCTACAATGTATATTGCTACGAGCAGCGTCATTGACGCGTCGGTCGTGGGCTCGTGCGCCCGCTGCAGGGGTAGGATGTCGCGCAGGCGCCGGCGTTTGCTGCCCGTATCATCAATGTCGCGAAGAATGCAGTCGTACGTTCCCTGAAGCTTCGCCGTGCCGCACACTGCTCGGCTTTTGCGGTTCCATCGAGCGATGTCCACCACGGCTTTTGGAGGGAGGTAGCTGTACCCGTGCATCGTGCACATGTTCTGCAGAGCCTCGATATCCGACGTTCCCTTCACCACAATCGTGGACTCAGAATAAGTTTTCATGAACCGCTTGATCCACGATGGAGGCCTGTGGTGGTCGGAAATGTGTTTGTCGCCATTGTACACCTTGAGACTGTCCAGGAGCACGCTCTGCTGCTCGCCTTGCGGCAGGGTGTGCAGGAACGATTTCGACCAGTCGAGCTGAAGTACGGACTGGTACTTGTCCAGCGTCGCCGCAGTCTTGTCGCTCACACTCGCGAACTCGGAGGATACGAAGGACACGTCGTACCCCTTGGGGTTCGTGAACGTAATGAAGAAGAAACCTTTGTACTCCCACGTCCCGTCCGCGTTTTTCGAGAGCGTGAATCCGCCCAGCTCGCGGGGAATAAAAAATTCGTCGGTCTCGGGGATCCCGTGGAATCCGGCCGAGCCGTACACTCGCCAAAACTCGCAGTCGAAGACTAGGAGTTTTGATTGGCCTTGAGCCAACGTGTCTAAGTGCTGATTATACAGCTTCATTGTATTACTGGAATATCTTATGCGCTCGCCTTCAGTAGAGTGAGGAGAACCGTCTTGGAGTCGCGCTTGCCGAACGGAATGCCCTTGGCGGTGAGCAGATCGCGGATCTGAGCCGCGGTCTTATTCTCAGCAGGCTCCGCGTCCTTGGTGGCGGACGAAGGAGGAGGGCCCTCTACAATATCGGCCTTCTCGTCCACGCTCACCCGGTCATCCTCCTCCTCCTTCAGAGCGCTAACACCGTTGTCGGGCACTAGGGCGGGTAGATCGGAGTCAACATCGGACTGGGGCTGCAGCTCCTGCGGGGGCTCCTGCGGGTGCTCTGGCGGACGAACGAACTGCGTCGAGACCACGACGGCAAGCGACTGGATGTGCTGCAGCATGCGCGTCTGCTGCCAGTAGACGTACCCCACCATGCCGGACAGAACAAAAATCATGGACGCGAGAACGACTACGGCGACGTAGGTGAGATGCATTTTCCTTTTATGACGAATAAAGCTTCTTTCTTTAAACGTAAATATGCCGACCCCCGACGCGTCGACCTTCACCCGCTTCAAAAAGTACGCAGCGGTAGATTCCCGAGAACAAGCTGTGAACGGGGTGAAGGTGTTTACGCACCTGTACCAGCCCCTCCCATCCGTCCGCCAGCCAATCGATTTCCTACCTTCTTTAACAGGTGTGAATACAACGTCCGCTCCTTTCACGTTCCTAGGGCGCAATTATGCGGCAGGGCACGGCTCAAACTACACAAAATTCTATTCTCCATTAGGGAGTTCTGTATCTGCGAAGTATAAGTACATCGCCTAATTAGAAGTCCTCGTCCACTCTGAAGACCATGTCCTCGGCGCGCATTCCCACGCCGGGCTTGGAGTATTCCGAGACCTTCTTCTCGAAGAAGTTGGTCTTGCCCTCCAGCGAAATCAGCTCCATGAAATCGAACGGATTCGTGGACTTGAAAATCTTGGGGATCCCAAACTGCACGGCCAGCCGGTCGGCCACGAACTCGATGTACTGCTTCATGTCCCGCGCATTCATTCCCAGCAGGGAGCACGGTAGGGCTTCGCAGATGAAATTCGTCTCGATCTCCACGGCCTCCCGAATGATACTCGTAATCTGGCTCGCGTCGATCTTGTTTTGGAGTTTGTGGAACAGCGTCACCGCGAACTCCGTGTGCAGCCCCTCGTCGCGCGAAATGAGCTCGTTCGAGAACGTGAGGCCGGGCAGCAGGCCGCGCTTCTTGACCCAGTAGATCGCGCAGAACGAGCCGCTGAAGAAGATTCCCTCCACGCACGCGAAGGCCACGAGGCGGGTCGCATACGACTCCGTGGACTCGATCCATTTGCGCGCCCACTCGGCCTTCTTGGCGATACACGGGATCTTGTCTATCGCGCGGAAGTACTGGTTCTGTTCCTGTTTGTCTTTCACGTACTGGTCGATGAGAAGCGAATAGGTCTCCGAATGCACGCCCTCCATCGCATTCTGGAACGCGTAGAACAGGCGCGCGACCGGGGACTGGATATCGCGCTGAAACCTCGTAGCCAAGTTCTCCTGGACGATCCCGTCCGAGCCCGCGAAGAACGCGAGCACCTGCTTAATAAAGAACTGCTCGGGCTCCGCGAGCTTCTCCCAGTCCTCCTTATCCTTGCTGAAATCAATCTCCTCGGCCGCCCAGAACGACGCGACGGCCTTCTTGTACAATTTGTACAAGTCTTCCTCTTGGGGGGAAATAGGGAACAAAGTGTAGCGCTCCGAAAGAGTCTGGGAGGAGGGGGTGAATAGGGGCTCCATGTTTATAGGGGTCGGAAAGTAGTTAAACTGTTTGTCCATCTGTATAAACAAATGTCCAGCAACGGAAGTGATCCGTTTTCTGGATCGAATACCCGCAACCTCCTTCAGCACACGCTCTCTCCGAAAATCGTCGGCGACGGCGCGAACGGCTACGCTGTGAAGGTAGACCTAATTAACGTAGACAATATCTATGCGACCGGCAACATTTATACGACCAGCGGAGTCATCGGGGCAACAGGGGCAACAGGGGCAACAGGGGCAACAGGGGAACCCGGGGCACCCGGGGCGGTAGGAGTTGCTATAATGCCTGCGTCAGCAACATCGTCGTCCATCGGTAATACCTGGGCACAAAAAACTTCAGATGCAACGCGAAATTGGTACGCAGTATCTGTATCGTCCACAGGACAGTACCAAACCGCAGTTGTTTACGGAGGTTACATCTACGGTTCATCCGATTACGGGAATACCTGGGCACAAAAAACTTCAGATGCAAAGCGATATTGGAGCGATGTATCTGTATCGTCCACGGGACAGTACCAAACCGCAGTTGTTGGCTCTATTTCATCACCAGGTTATATCTACTGTTCATCAGATTACGGTAATACCTGGACACCAAAGGATAGCTCGCGATATTGGAGCGGAGTATCTGTATCGTCAACGGGACAGTACCAAACCGCAGTTGTTGGCTCTATTTCATCACCAGGTTATATCTACTGTTCATCAGATTACGGTAATACCTGGGCACAAAAAACTTCAGATGCAACGCGAAATTGGTACGCAGTATCTGTATCGTCCACGGGACAGTACCAAACCGCAGTTGTTTACGGAGATTACATCTACGTTTCGTCAGATTACGGTAATACCTGGACAGCAAAAAATAGCTCGCAAAATTGGAACGCAGTCTCTGTATCGTCCACGGGACAGTACCAAACCGCAGTTGCTTACGGAGGTTACATCTATATTTCGTCAGATTACGGTAATACCTGGGCACAAAAAGCCAGCTCACAAGTTTGGAACGGAGTATCTGTATCTTCAACGGGGCAGTACCAAGTCGCAGTTGTTGGCTATGCTTTATCACCAGGTTACATGTACTTTTCCTCCGATTACGGTAATACCTGGGTACAAAAAGCCAGCTCACAAGTTTGGGTCGGAGTATCTGTATCGTCCACTGGACAGTACCAAACCGCAGTTGTTGGCGGAGGTTACATCTACAGTTCCAGCGTAGATTTTATTGGGACTGCGAGTGGTTCATCCGGTATTGTTACTGCGACTGGAGCAACTGGTGCGACTGTATCGAACACTGCAGTCACTGCGAACTCGGTTATTGTGCTCACCGTGAAGACCGTGGGAGGAACGGTTGGGCCGGCATACGTGTCGTCAACCATTCCGGGCACATCATTCTCAATCAAGAGCCAGGCGGGCGATACGAGCACATACAATTATTTGATAATAAACTAATGGAGATCGACATCTCATTTATAGCAGCGACCCTTTCCATAACACTCATTCTCATCTTTGGATGGTACTCGTACAAAGCTGAGCCGAAAATAGATATACCCGACATCTCCCGGTTTCCCTTCAACCGGGCAACGGGGAAGGAACGGAGCTTCGTGAACAAGACGTCCGACACATCGCTGTGGACGGAACGGGTTCGCAGAAAGGCCATCGCACTAGCCTACCAGCCCGATTGGTGCTGTTCGGTGCCCAAGAAGATTACGGACACAGTGTACACGAAGGGGTCGACGAGCGGAGTGGTGGAAGCGTATATGTTATCTGGATTTGGACGCCTGCCTGGCGTGGTGTACGACGAGATCATTTACCAGGGCACGGACGACGCGAACTGCGTGCTCGGAGACGACGGTACAGGATACATTCTTGTTTCTGGAGAATAGTACAAGATACGATGCCCGACATCATTCAGTTCCGCAGGGGAACGTATGCGGAGTGGAATTCTGATTACGCCGTCACTCTTGCGAACGGTGAAGTCGGATACCAGACCGACTTTCCGCGCATGATTAAAGTAGGCGATGGCGCGACTAGATGGCCGAATTTACCCGGAATCTTGCTCGACAACGGCAATCGCGGGCCGACGGGGTACACTGGTCCACTTGGACCCACTGGCTCCGTCGTATACGGGGGACCTATCGGTCCCACCGGAGTTGCTGGACCAGCGGGCCCGACTGGTTTCACTGGGTACACGGGGTACACGGGATATACTGGACCGATTGGACCGATTGGGCCGGCGGGACAAAGCACCTGGACTTCACTGTTAACGAACATGGCGCAAGGAGATCACGTCGGGTCGTTCTACAATACAACGACCACAAACTCATGGTCGAATGCCGGCGTATGGTCTCAGCAGGGGTTCTTTTACGCGTATGCGAGCGCAACCTCGATTATAACGTTGACTGACCAGATGTTTGGATTAACAACTGTGACTCCGGGATCGGGGATCAGTCAAGCGAATGTGGGGTATGCATGGTACATGCCCGCTTTCGGAAACCCGCAAATCTACATTAACGGAACCTCTACATTCACATCTCCGAACCCGTACACGACAACTACTTCGTTCCTTGTGGTGTACGACGGACTTTTAGTCAAATTTTACCAGGACAACACGTTGGTCTACTCGTATTCTGGATTTGCCGGAGGCCAGCGGCTGTACCTTGGTTCTTCATTTTTTGGATATACCCCCGGCATTCCGACAATTGATAATCTAGTGTTTGGACCGATTGGAACAGTTGGATCGGCAGGATCAAATGGATCAAATGGATCCACTGGCTACACTGGTCCGATTGGACCCACTGGCTCCGTCGTATACGGAGGACCTATCGGTCCCACCGGAGTCACGGGATACACCGGATACACTGGAGTGACTGGATACACCGGATACACCGGGTACACTGGCTACACCGGAGTCACTGGGTACACGGGCTACACCGGCTTTACCGGGTACACGGGGTACACCGGATACACTGGAGTCACAGGATACACGGGCTTTACCGGGTACACAGGCTTTACCGGGTACACCGGATACACTGGAGTCACTGGCTACACTGGCTACACTGGCTACACTGGAGCACCTGGGTCTACAGGTATAGCGACGCTCGTAACGAACCCGGCGACTGTTCTGTACGCCGGTCAGATAGGGTACTCTACGACTGGGACTTTGCCTGTTATTACCAACTTGACGCGCGGAACATTCGGAGCGACCGGAACGAATGTAATCGTTATTCAGAACACAGCTGTTCAAGCTACAAGCACAATTCTATTGACGCGAAAACAAGTTATGACCCCAGCAATGACTCCGGCATACGTTACTTCTATAATCCCAAACACGTCATTCACGGTCGTTGGGACATCTACGGGAGATACTGGACCTTACAATTACGTGATTATCTAATTCGTAGTATTAAGTACGTTCTTTTCTACCTAGAACAGTAAGATGTCTGCGACGTATAATTACGTGAAAATCGGGGACGCCTCATCGCAGTACTCGTCTTCGCTTCTTCCGTACGTCGGTGGGTTTCAAGGTGTTACGGGCGTCACGGGACCGACTGGACCAACTGGATCGATCGGCGGAATTACCGGGCCTGTAGGACCGACTGGATCAGGATATGACGTTCAGTCTGAGAACTTTATGGTGATGGCTGGTCAAGGAACAAATACGATCGCGTACAGCTACAATGGAATTACCTGGACTGGATCTACGAACGGAACTTCAATCTTCGCAACCTATGCAAATGCGGTTGCCTGGAACGGGTCGTTATGGGTTGCCGGTGCGACTGGAACGAATACTATAGGCTACAGCCCTGACGGAATCACCTGGACTGCGTCTACGAATGGAACTTTAATCTTCACAAGTGCTGTATACGCAGTTTCTTGGAACGGTTCGATGTGGGTCGCCGGTGGGAGCGGAACAAATACTCTAGCGTACAGCTATGATGGAATTACCTGGACTGCGTCTACAAATGGAAATTCGATGTTCACAACCGCTGCATATACAGTTTCCTGGAATGGTTTGTTGTGGGTTGCCGGTGGGAGCGGAACAAATACTCTAGCGTACAGCTACGATGGGATTACCTGGTATTCATCGGTCAACGGGAATTCGATTATTAGTACTCAAGTATATTCGGTTGCCTGGGATGGTTCGATGTGGGTCGCTGGAGGCGGAGGAACAAACACGGTAGCATACAGCTACGACGGAATTTATTGGAATCAATCATCCAGCGGAACTTCGATTATTACTACTCAAGTATATACGGTTGCCTGGAATGGTTCGTTGTGGGTCGCTGGTGGTCAAGGAACGAACACGTTAGCGTACAGCTCTGACGGAATCACCTGGAATGGATCTACGAGCGGAACTTCAATCATCACAACCAATGTACGTGGAGTTGCCTGGAACGGTTCGTTATGGGTCGCTGGCGGCTCGGGAACGTATAGGTTAGCCTACAGCTATGATGGGAGTACCTGGACTTCATCGACCAATGGAAATTCGATTATTACTACTCAAGTATATGCCGCGGCGTCTCGCCGAGTGTTGCCGTATGTTGGGACAACCACCGTGAAGAATTCAACAATTCTGAGCGATGCGTTCACGGTAGCGGGTGGGACTGGAGCGAATGCTCTCGCGTACAGTTATGACGGAAGCGCGTGGACTCCGGTCTCAAATACGCCATTCACGACGGGTAGTGGTCGAGCCATCGCGTGGAATGGAACTTTATGGGTGGCTGGTGGCGAAGATCCGACAAATACGCTGGCGTACAGTTCCAACGGAATCAATTGGAAGAGCAATGGGAACTCGTACTTCTCATTGGTACGAGGAATCGCGTGGAACGGAATGATGTGGGTCGCAGTTGGGCAGGGAACAAATACCATCGCCTGGAGTTATGACGGAATTAACTGGACGGGACTTGGAACGTCGACATTTAGTGCGTTCGGGTATTCGGTCGCGTGGAACGGTGTTTTGTGGGTAGCGACCGGCCAAGGCGGAAATACGTTGGCGTACAGCTACAACGGAAAAACGTGGAATGCAGGTATATCCCAGCCGTTCACTACGTTGGGAGCCGGTCTTGCGTGGAACGGTGTAAAATGGTTAGCTGGCGGCCAGGGAACGTATACGTTAGCAACAAGCTCGGACGGAATTACGTGGGCAGCCGTGTCGGGCTCCCCATTCGGAACGACTGGGATTGGGCGAGCCCTTGGATGGAATGGAACGGTATGGGTCGCTTGCGGTGAAGGAACGAATACGTTAGCATACAGTGCCGACGGATCCACGTGGACGGGGCTGGGAACCTCGACGTTCAGTACCGCCGGACGTTCGCTCGCTTGGACTGGAACGCGATGGATAGCCGCCGGAAATGGAACGAATACTATGGCGTACAGTTTCAGCGGCCAAACTGGATGGACTGCCGTTACACCATCGCCGTTCAGCAGTATTGGCTACGCAGTTGCTTCGCGCACAGTACTTCCGTACGACGGATCAACCTTGTTCCCTCCAACATTTCGCGGAACCATCACGGCAAACGGTACGACTGGAGTGACCGGATTAAATCCGAATGTAAAATCTTACAGCAACATCATTCTGAACCGCAATTCTACAAGTGTAACGGGCGCTCCGGCGTTTGTGAGTTCTGTGCTCGGAGGAACGGGGTTCACGATTGTGAACACGGTGCCCGATACGAGCACGTACAACTATATGATTATGTAAACGCTCACGCCTTCTTTTCTAATTAAAACAGTAATATGGCCACAAATTACCCTTATATAAAAATCGGAGACGGAGTGACTCCATGGTCATCTCTCCCCTATATTGCTGGCATTCCTGGAGTTACCGGTCCTACGGGGCCAACCGGTCCAAACGGAGCTGTTGGAGTGGGCGCTACTGGTGCGACTGGTCCTACTGGTTTAAATGGCTCTTTAAAACCCACGGATAATTTCATGGTTGCAACTGGTCAAAATTCTAACACTTCGACTACGGTTGCACTGGCCTATACGTACGACGGAAAAACGTGGAACGCGGCTGCGAATAATTTATTTTCCGGATCCGGAAGTTTTGCGTATACCTCTGCCTGGAACGGTTCCTTGTGGGTGGTCGGGGGCGGAAACACGGCGGGAACGTCTAGTATTTCGCTCGCATACAGCTCCGACGGAATTACTTGGACCGCGGCCTCAAACAACATCTTTTCAGGAGGCGTGTGTTACGCACTGGGATGGAATGGTTCGTTGTGGGTGGCTGCCGGATACAATACCGGAAATACGGTTTCCTTGGCTTACAGCTCTGATGGAATTACATGGACGGCAGCTAACAATAACCCCTTTTCCGGGGGTGAGGGATACGCGGTTGCGTGGAATGGGTCGTTATGGGTGGCTAGCGGGTACAATACCGGAAATACGGTTTCCTTGGTTTACAGTTCCGACGGTATTAATTGGAACGCAGCGTCAAACAATATCTTTTCCGGGGGGTACGCTGATGCGGTTGCGTGGAACGGTTCAATATGGGTGGCCGGCGGCTACAACACTGGGAATACGATTACATTAGCGAACAGTTCCGACGGAATTACATGGGCGGCAGCTACGAATAATCCACTGAGCACTGGAGGCCAAGTATATGCAGTTGGCTGGAACGGGTCATTATGGGTCGCTGGAGGTTTTAATACAGCATCCTCTATTGTAGCAGCGTACAGTAGCGATGGAAAGACGTGGACTGCGGCGACCAATAATTTATTTGGGACGGGGGGTGGGTATGTTGACGGCGTTGCCTGGAACGGGTCGGTATGGGTCGCAACCGGCGGAAATAATGCTGGAACTACTGGATTTACCTACAGTGCGGACGGAAAGACCTGGAGTTTGGCCGCGAATAATCCGTTTACTGGAGGAACAACCGGAAGTTATGGATCTGGGTGCGCGTCTCGCAGAGTACTTCCGTACGTCGGGACGACAATAGTGAACAGCCCAAGGATACCCACGGAAAATTTCACTATAGTGGGTGCAAATAACGGGAAAATAGGGTATAGCTACGATGGTATAAAATGGAGTATAACAAAGAGTCCTTTTACAACTTCAGTATATTCGGTTGCCTGGAATGGTTTGCTGTGGGTCGCCGGCGGGTATGGAACATATACCTTAGCCTACAGCTCTGACGGAATTAATTGGAGTGTATCGGCCAACGGAAATTCGATTATTACTACTCGAGTATACGCGGTTGCCTGGAACGGTTCGGTGTGGGTCGCTGGTGGTCAAGGAACATATAGCTTAGCTTACAGCTACGACGGAATTAATTGGACAGGATCGACCAGCGGAACTTCGGTTTTTTATATTGCTGGGGAAACCCCTGGTTATTGTCATACAGTTGCCTGGAATGGTTTGCTGTGGGTCGCAGGTGGTAGGGGAACATATAGCTTAGCGTACAGCTCTGACGGAATTAATTGGACAGGATCGACCAGTGGGAACTCAATATTTTCTACATTCGTAGATACAGTTGCCTGGAACGGTTCGTTATGGGTTGCCGGTGGATATGGAACATATACCTTAGCGTACAGCTCTGACGGAATTAATTGGACGGGATCGACCAGCGGAACTTCAATTTTTACTGAAGCAACCGATGTTGCCTGGAACGGTTCGTTATGGGTTGCCGGTGGGTACAACACTGGGAATACGATTACATTAGCGAACAGTTCCGACGGAATTACATGGGCGGCAGCTACGAATAATCCACTGAGCACTGGGGGCATAGTGTATGCAGTTGCCTGGAACGGTTCAATATGGGTGGCCGGCGGATACAACACTGGGAATACGATTATATTAGCATACAGCTCCGACGGTAAAACATGGACTCCATCGCCCAGCGGTAACCTTCTTGGTTCTAGGGTGAACGGACTCGCCTCCCGCCGCGTCCTGCCCTACACTGGAACGAAACTGTTTCCGTCCTTGACTCGCGGGACAGTGACTGCGAACGGCACGACCACCGTCACTGTATCCAACACGAACGTAAAATCAAATAGCGTGATTACTCTGAACCGAACGGGGGCAGCGATCGCTGCATTGCCGGCATTTGTGAGCTCCATGACTCCGGGAACAGGTTTCACCATTGTGAATACAGTTACGGATACCGGAACGTATACGTACACTATCTTGTGATCGTACACATTTAGATCCTTCTTTTCTAGGTAAACAGTAATATGTCTTCGTACAGATACGTAAAGATCGGGGACGGCGTCACTCCGTGGTCTCAACTACCTCTGATCGCTGGAATACAAGGTCCTACCGGATACTTGGGAGTGGCTGGCCCGACTGGAGGTACTGGCGGAATTATTGGAGCGACAGGCCGAGATGGGGGTGGAATAACGAGCATCACAGAAAACTTTATGGTCGCGGGCGGCGCCGGTAGTAATACCCTAGGGTACAGCTATGATGGAATTAACTGGGCTGCATCGGCCAACGGAAATTCAATAATTAGTAATAAAGTACAAGCGGTTGCTTGGAACGGTTCGTTATGGGTTGCCGGTGGATATGGAGGAAACACGTTAGGATACAGCTACGACGGAATTACCTGGACTGTATCGGCTGGGGATTCAATAGGTGGTAATGGAGTAACGAAGGTTGCCTGGAACGGTTCGTTGTGGATTGCCGGTGGTTATGGAACAAATAAATTAGGGTACAGCTCTGACGGAATTACATGGACTGCATTGGCCAACGCGGATTCAATATTTAGTAATGGAGTATCTGTGATTGCCTGGAACGGTTCGTTGTGGGTTGCTGGTGGGAGTGGAACAAATACTCTAGCGTACAGTTCTGACGGAATTACCTGGACTGCATCCGCTAGTGCAAATTCAATATTTTCTGGATTCGTAACTACAGTTGCCTGGAACGGTTCGTTATGGGTTGCCGGCGGAGGTGGAACAAATCCCTTGGCGTACAGCTCTAACGGAATTACCTGGACTGCATCGGCCAACGGGAATTCACTCTTTGGTTCAGCAAGTGCGGTAGCCTGGAACGGTTCGTTATGGGTTGCTGGTGGGAGTGGAACAACTAATTTAGGGTACAGCTATGATGGAATTACCTGGTATGCATCGGTCAACGGGAACTCTTTTTTCACTAATGCAGGTGAAAATTCTGGTCAGTGTTATACAGTTGCCTGGAACGGTTCGTTATGGATTGCCGGTGGGTGTTACAATACTATTTTAGTATACAGTTATGACGGTAAAACATGGACCACATCCGAAAGTGGAAATTCAACATTTAGTGGTTCAGTAGTAGGTGTTGCGTCCCGCCGCGTCCTGCCCTACGTTGGTATAACTCAAGTTTTGCCCCCACCTGTTCCCACAGAGAACTTTATGGTGGCGGCTGGGGTTGGGGCTAGTAATGGTACATATTCATTAGCATACAGTTATGATGGGTTAAATTGGATTCCGTCAATATCTGGAAATTCAATATTTACTACTTCTGGGCATGGAGTTGCTTTCAACGGCTCGTTTTGGATTGCAGCCGGTGCTGGAACAAGTGGCTTAGCGAAAAGTTCTGATGGAATCAACTGGACAGCAGTAAGTTCGTCACTTGGTACGTCTGTATATTGTGTTGCCTGGAACGGGTCGTTATGGGTAGCAGGGGCTGCTGGTGGAGGTTATATAGGCTACAGTTCCGATGGTACAAACTGGACTTTGGCAACTTCACCATTTACCAGTTCAGTTTTTTCATTAGCATGGAATGGATCGTTGTGGGTCGCGACTGGTAGTGGAACATACTCGATGGCATATAGTTACGATGGAAAAACGTGGTTCGGGTCTGTAACTGTAGGTTCTATATTTTCAACTGGATATTCAGCTGCCTGGAATGGTTCATTGTGGGTGGCGTGTGGTTATTCGGTAAATAGGCTAGCTTACAGTTATGATGGAATCAACTGGTATGTATCATCCAGCGGAAATTCTTTATTTACCGCGTACGGATTCTCCGTAGCCTGGAACGGTTCGTTGTGGGTAGCGGGTGGTAATGGAGGAAACACGTTAGGATACAGCTACGACGGAATAAATTGGAATGCGTCGTCTAACGGAAATTCAATTATTACTGCGAATGGATGGGGAGTTGCATGGAATGGGTCTGTATGGGTAGCTTTTGGACAAAGTGGTAGTTACGCGATTGCGACTAGCCTTGATGGAATTACTTGGACTGGGCGTTCTTCACCATTCACTGTGAGTGCAGGAGTAAACGGATCCCGAAAAATAGCGTCCCGCCGCGTCCTGCCCTACACTGGCGCTCCAACGTTCCCCGATCTCTACGTGCGCGGAACAGTCACTGCTGGGGGCACTGGCTCTGTTCTCACGACCTATACGGATATCAAGCCGTACAGCATCGTGTCCATAAGTCGCAATTCCACGACGGCCGTCAATGCTCGTCCAGCGTTTGTGAGCTCTATTCAGGGAGGAACGGGGTTCACAATCACGAACACGGTTGCCGATACGTCCACGTATAATTATATAGTGATGTAAAACAATGATATCGCTTCTGTGGGCATTTGCGGGTGCGCTGGTAGGAATGCTCATTGTGGCCGTGTTTTCGCCTCCTCCTCGGGACGAGACCAGCACGCCCACCCCCGACTCCAAGAAGGTCTTCCACACCAAGAACGGCTGCGTGAAATTCAAGGCGACCGAGGTTCCGTGCGACGGGAAACAGACGTCCCTCAATTTACTCGCCCCTCAGTAGTAAAGTGCAGCGATGATTAGCCGCATCCTCGGAATATTCCGCAGCCAGAAATCTGTTCCGTTCCTCTCGTTCCTCATCGGGCTGGGAATAGTCGTCATGCTGTTCCACCGCCCCATCCCCGTGCGCGCCGCCTTGTCCGTTCCCGCCTCGGACATCGAGGGCCGGGTCGTGAGGCACGGCGACAAGTGCGTGAAGTACGTCGCGGAAGATGCCGAATGTGAATTACCCACCTTTAAGTAAAACACAATGGCGGATGGTGCGACAGATTTGAGCGAGCTCCTCGGATCCGGGCCCGTCCAGAACCCGTCCATGAACCAGGGCACGACGTTCGCGCCCATCGTGACCGGTGGAACTGACCCGTTCCTGACCAACGGGTTCTCCGCCGCCTCCCCCGACAAGCCGGCCGCGACTCTTCAGAGCACGCAGCACTCGTTCAACATGATCCGCTACGCGATAAAAAGCCTGATGCTGTACATCGGCTGTTTTATCGGCGCGTTCGTCGTTTCGTTGTCCACGCCCCGGTCGCTCATCCTCCAGTACATCCCCAACACCTACACGTCCGGCGGCGTTCCGTCGTATATGGGCGCCGGCATCCTAGCCGGCGTGGCCGTGGCCATCGCATACGTGGTCGGCACCCTCGGCACTACTCTCGTTTGAGGCGGAGTACAGCACCTTCAGCAGTCCGTACTTCTTAATGCACTTCTCCAGGAACTTCACGCAGGACGCGCATGGTTTTGAGTTCATCATCTGCCCCTGTTTGTTGACCCGAACAACCGTCAGAATACAACCGTGGAGTTGTGACACGTCTCCAAGACTTTTCACAACTGCGCGTTCTGCGTGTATCGTTTGATTGCTCCACCCGCACCCCCGCGACCGAGACCCCACCCGATTCCGGGAACTGGCGATCTCCTGCCCGCGCCGCGATATGCTCGCGTAGTGCAGGTGCGTGGAATTGAAGTACGGACTGTACTTCTGCATCTTACTTTGTACTTTATTCGAATTGATGGAACTGTATTCGTTTTCCAAACAATTAAGAGCGGTTCGTATGGATTGGGCACTCGCAAACGTGATCATGGATTGTGGTATGGACACGGTATTCCATCGTAAAGTCCTCCTGCTGCTTGTACGTAAAACTAACATCAGGAACAGAATGCCGGCCGTCGGCACGAGGAGGATGCTGGTTGCTGATATAGTATGGAGCATCAAACTGCCTCTTCACAAACTTCTGCGTCACGTCTACGTTCTCGAGCGTGTTTAGGTAAGCGTTGACGACATAGGCAGCATCCTTCAGAGACGTAGTCGTAAAGTTGGCGATGGGCTTACTGGAATCGTCGCCGTACACTAGGGTCGTGAACACGGACATCGTTTATGATTGAATGAAGTCACACACTCTTTAAACTCTGCATTCATTTTTCGTTTAAAAGTTCGCGCCGTCAAGTAGTAATGAACTGGCTCACCTGGCGACGGTGTTCCCGAGGATGGCAAAACGATCCGCCCGCAAAGATACACACGAACATCATGTTTGGGCCCGGAATGTACCTGACCCCCGGATTCGTGCGCATGCACGCTATAACGCACGTCGTCAACTGCGCCTTCGACAAGGACAGCCCCGCGTGGTTTCGCGAGAAGTACCCCGAGAACTACGCGTGCATCGAAGCACTGGACAGCACGGACGAGGATATCACCAAATGGTATCCCCACTTCGAATCTGTGCTGAACGCCTTCATCCGCACGGACTCGTGCAAGACCGTGTACATCCACTGTCAGTGCGGAATCAACCGCTCCGGGTTCCTGGCGCTGCTGTTCATATGCAAGAAGTTCGGCTACTCGTTCGACATTGCCTCGGCGTCCATTCTGAAACAGCGACCGTGCGCGCTGACGAATCCCGAATATAAGCGCCAAGTAAAATCCCATTTAGAACACAATGAGCGCCTCAGCGAATGATACTGGGGCCGACCTGAGCAAGAACTCTATTTGGAAAGATATTCAAAACGGGGCGGGGAGCGCCGAAACCAGCCTGATGGGCCCGGCCTACAGTTATTCCGACAACGTTCCCACCACCGATGCCCTGGGCGTCGGGACGGACGGATCGTTCAGCCAGCTGTATACGAACTTGAACGCGGTTGGAACGTACGTGAAAACACTGACCTCCGGCGATCCGCCACTGGGGAACCGGTTCTTTGTGAATACGGGGAGCACGTGCACGGCGCCCGACGGATCGACGCAGGCCAGGTACAATTACGTGAACAACATTCCGAGCGGAGGTTCTCTGGGCTCGGGTCTGATTGGCGGGGTGGTCGGAGACATTGAAGGGCTGAACCCCAAATACCTGTTTAATTCCATCATGGAGCCCTCCTCGCCGGCGTGCAAGTGCTATACGTGCGACGTCTCGAGCGGCGCATCCTCCCAGTTCCTGAGTTCCAGCCTGTCTCCGGATTTCAATCCCGACCTCTGTAAAGAAGTGGACATCTCGAAGTGCCCGAGGGCAGAGAACAGGGAGGCGTTCGTGAACGACACCTTTGCCCCGACGCTCATTGCCGGAATCGCGCTGTGCCTTCTCCTGCTTGTCCGCAAATGAGTATTTTAAGAGAACAAAATTGAAGTTATAATGGACAACATCTTCAGGATAAAGCGGCAGAGGGATACACCATCGACCTCGAAGAAGAACGATGTCGTGTCCGGAACGCTGGATTCCGTCCACCAAAATATTGTTGCGAATATCCGCGACGAGAGCACGAACTCCGCGTCGATGCGCGAACACCTCGAGTCGATCCAGCACGACCTTGAACTGCTGGAGCTGTCCTCGGATCTCGGAGACATCCTCAAGGCGTCGAAACTGCGCGAAGAAATCAAGGGTCTCAAGGAGAAGTTGGAGTTGGAGAATCCCCTGACCGACTACTACCTCAAGAACGCCGACATCATGCTGCGGTACTACGGCTCCGGCGAAAAGATCCAGCCGTCCACATCGATTCCCGCCGACCAGAACACGTTTGTGAAGTACCTCGCGCAGACCACGTCGGAAACGTCCGCGCCCTCCAAGAAGAAGCTGTTCGACGAGTTCACGGCTCGGATGAAACTCAACACTGGCGAATCGACCGAGATCAAGAAGGCCATCACCGAGCACTGCGAGAAGTGCAACGTTGCGCGCGAAGAGTCGTGCGACGAAGGAATTCTTGTGTGTCCAGTATGTGGATCGGAAGAGTACATGTTAGTCGTATCCGACCTTCCGTCTTTCCGTGATCCCCCCAAGGAGCGCAACAATTACGCGTACAAGAAGATCAACCACCTCAACGAGATTCTGAACCAGTTCCAGGCCAAGGAGTCCACGATCATTCCCAACGAGGTGATGAACGAGGTGATCTGCGAGATCCGTAAGCGCCGCATCCAGAACGTGGCCGAGCTGACGGAAAAGGATATGCGCGAGATCTTAAAGAAGCTGAACAGATCAAAGTACTATGAACACGCTACTCATATTATTTCTAGACTGAACGGTAATCCTCCCCCCACAATTACTCCTGAAATTGAAGAAAAAATAAGGGCCATGTTCCAGGAAATCCAGGCGCCGTTTTTGATCTATTGTCCCGACGACCGCACGAACTTTCTGTCCTATTCCTACATTCTCTACAAGTTCTTCGAGCTGCTCGAGCTGGACGAGTACAAGGTGTACTTCCCTCTGTTAAAAAGCCGCGACCGCCTGATTTCGCACGACCAGATCTGGAAGAAGATCTGCGAGTACCTGCGCTGGCAGTTCATTGAGAGCATTTAGGCAGAAAACGAATGTCGGTCGTGAGATACACAGAGAACCAACAATGCTCGATATACGGCAAGGGGACTGTTTGGAGCTACTGCGAACCCTGGATGATAAGAGCGTACAGACCATATATCTCGACCCGCCCTTCAATAGCGGGCGAACGTATAAAATGGACGCGCACGGGGGCGTGGGCTTTGACGATAAATGGACAGACGAGACCTATAAAGCGTTTATAACCCAAGTTGTGAATTTGTGCGTCCCGCTCCTCAAGCCCACGGGATCTCTGTTCTTCCACATTTCCGCCGACCAGATGTTCATTCCCGAGTGCGTGCTGCGCGAGGCGTTCAAGGAGGTCGTCCCCATATTCTGGAAGCGATGCCGCTCGAAGAACAACGTCAAGCACTGTCTGGGCGCGAGCGTGGACGTCATCTTCTGGTGCTCAATGTCTCCGAGGCGCAAATTCAATTTAGTGTACCAGCCGAAAGACGAGTACTACGAGAAAAACTCGTTCAAGAACGCGGACGCGCGCGGGAACTTTGCGCTGGGGCACTTGGTGTGCGATAAAACCATGAAGGGGCACGCGTACGAGTTCGAGATTGGCGGGACGACGTTCAATCCCGCCAAGGGCTGGCGCATGCCGAAATCTGATCTGGAGGCGCTGCGTACCGACGACCGGCTCTACGTCCCCAAGAAGGCGGGCTCCAACCTCTACAAGAAAATCTACCTCCACGAGAGCCACGGCAAGCCGGCCATGGATCTGTGGGACGACGTGTTCTCCATCGCCCAGGGGGCGGAGGAGCGGAAGTATCCGACCGCCAAACCCGTGAAGCTTCTGGAACGCATCGTGGACATGACGACGGACGAAGGGGACACGGTTCTTGACCCGATGGCCGGGTCGGGAACGACGGGGCTCGCATGCAAGAATAAAAATAGGAATTGCATTATGTTCGACAAGAATGCCGACGCCATCAAGATTATTCGCGATCGATTTGCGGCTACAGAATAACCGCCTTCACGGCCGACAGAAGAGACTTCACTGTGTCCTGCTGGATTTTAATGGAGGGAACCGAACACTTATTTTTCTTGGACAGCCCCAGAAGGGCGTTGACGCCGTTGTTGAGAACGTAGCGCAGCCGCAGGGTGGTGTCCGTCTCCAGATCATCGCGAATCCGCCAAATCTTGGCCGAGCCCTTGGCTCGCGTCTGCCTCAGCTCGAAGCGGTCGCCGTCCCGGATGAGGAACGCGTCGATGTTTGTGTGCGGGAAGAAGTGCATCTGCCCGCCAGCGCGAACGAGCATCCACCTGGGCGCCCGGGACTTGTAGGTCTCCAGAATCTTCTTGATCTGGTCGGAGTTTATAGACATCAGTTTATCTTGGAATATGCGCGCTATAAGAGGCCTCGCTTCACTCTCCGTCTTCACCTCGTCCTTGATTCTCTTCAGCGCAGCTTTTACGTCCGCGTCGTCAAGGTACCCTGAGACCGCCGTCGAGTTGATATAATCGAACGTGCCCGACTGATGGTTCTTCTCGGATATCGAGTCCACCACCTCGTCATCCTTCACGATGTCGATGTCCGCCACAGTCCTTGTGCCTCCGTGATGAACGAACTTTATGTCCGAACCGTAGATCGATGAAATGTACGCGGGAACGGACTCGTTCAGCAGCTTCACTGTATCCTTCTCGGCCTTAATCCCCGAGTGGTGGTTGCGACCATCGGTTGGGAACACCATTGGCTTTTCTACTTACGGTATTGCGAGTGCGACATCCGTTTTCACATTATTTTCTTCCAGAATATCATATCAATGAGTGTTGGTCGATGGGGGTATCATCTTATTATAGATGCCGCTTCCTGCTCAGCTCCGTCCATCCGATGCGCCAAGAATATTGAACGGTTCTCCAACACGCTCGTAAAAAAAATCGACATGGTTCCCTACGGGAAGCCCCAGATCGTAATGTTCGGATCAGGAAATAAGAAGGGATACACACTGGTACAGCTCATCGAGACCTCAAACATCACCGGCCATTTCGTAGAAGAAAGCAACGACCTCTACTTGGACGTTTTTTCGTGCAAGAAGTTTGATATTAACACCGTGCAGTCCATTCTGAACAGCTACTTCTCCCCCAACAACATGAAGACCACCTACCTCGAGCGATTTGCCGAGACCAAGGACAGCCCGTCCTGGTGAACATACGCGTTATAGAGCAACCATCAACAACACAGACTGCGCGTTCGGACGAACTTCGCAGTTTGGGTTTTTTGTGTTTTGAGAACAGGGTGTTTAGTACGCGTCCGTGCTTCCCGGGCACGTTTCGTGCGGATCGGTCGCGGGGATGCAGTCGCCGGACGGGCAGGACTTGTATCCCGGCTGGCACGGTGCCGCGACGTTCGTGCTGGGGTTGTCGAAGCGCTCGCGCAGCATCGGGTGGACGAGCTTGTAGAGCACGTGGTTGAGCACCGCGAACACCAGGCCGTGCACGAGCGCTTTCACTGGTAAGGACGATCCCGCGGGGAGCGATACGACCACTCCCGGAACTAGGAGAACGAACAGCGCGAGTTTCAAGACAAAGCCCAGCCACATTTGTATATACCTACACTAATTTCCACACGTAGTAGGGTCGTAGCTTAGCGCCTTCGTAATAAAACGCGCCTTCGTACTTGAGTTCAGGATGAGCCCGAAGTACGTGATCCTTCATCTCTTGGATGAACGGCGATTCCGGGCGGTCTTCGATGTACAGCACAATATGCCCCCCGTTCTCGAGATGCCGAACTGATTTCTTGAACAGCGGAATCATGAACTCCTCCATGAACTCGTCCACCGACGCCCACCCCACCATTTTATCATACTTTTCGACCGTGTAAAACGGCGGACTGGTAAACACCAGATCGTACTTTCCGACGATGCGCACACTTTGAAACCTCCCGTCTTTCACCCGGTACTTTTTGGGATCGGCGTCTAAATCTTCGATAATGGACGCGTATGCTGGCTGCATGCTGGAGTTCGAATCGACGCCCAGATACTCGCACCCGTAGGAAATAGCACACCGCAAACGGTCGCCCCATCCAGCCGTAGGATCCAGCCATTTCTCGGGCTTGAACATCTTCAGAACTCGCATTCCCACTTCGTAAGGGTAGAGCGTACACGTCTTCACATTCTTTTCGAGTTGACGCAGCGACCACTCTGGGTGCTGTTTCCACATATCGAGCGGAACAGGGTTGTCGCCAAAGCGACAAGACAACCGTTGTTTCAAGGAATACTTGTCGGTCAGGTCATTGACGTCCCAGTTTCGTGATTTCGGTATGATCAGACGTTTTCCGCGAAACGTCTCCATTATTCTTTAACAAGTATTCAATTCATACGGCGCAAGGGTCTACCGATGCCCGCCGACGGGCACACAATCTTCGTTCGCACCGACCATCTGGTAGCCTGGGGGGCACGAAGCGCCATAGTTGCCCATGTGCTCCTTAATGCGGGTCCAGTAGTAGTGCATCACAAACCCCGTGACGAGGGCAAACAGAACTCCGTGAACCGCGAGCACGGTCCATTTGGAGGCGGACTTCGAGGGCAGCGTCACCAGCACGCCCGGGACGAATGCGGCAAAGAGCAGAACGGACAGGATCGAGCTGACGAGATCCATTTATAATTCCTACATAAATGATTTCCGGACCCAGTTGCGGTCGGCTTTAAACGTACGAGAGCGCCCCTTTGACGTGCGTTTCGTGTAGGTGGCGGCCGCATTCAGCTTGCGAAACGTGGACAGCGCGCCGTACGACCGCACGGCCTTCTTCAGCGCACGGTGGCGAGCCGTGCTCGTCTTCGTGGCGGCGTAGCCCTTGTTCACCAACTCGCCTTCCTTGAGCGGCCCGATGCCGGGGCCGTGCTTGGCCGCCCACTTTCCTTTCGCACCCATGTCGCGAACGCGGGACGCACGAACGTGCACGCCGCGCTTGGTGGTGTAGGCTTTGCGCCTTATCGTTCGCTTACCGCCCCCCATAATCCCACACCCGGCCATTTATAATTAAGCATTCATATATTCTAGCCACCGGTGAATACAATAGAATGAGCAATTCATGCACTCGGTCGGTGCGGTTCGAGTTGCGCAATCGGCCAGCGAGCTGGTGGACGGCAAACAATCCGGTGCTTCTGCCGGGCGAGCCCGGTGTAGAAAGCGACACTGGTCAGATGAAAGTGGGAAACGGGTCTACTCCCTGGAACCTGTTGCCGTACGTCGGCGGAACCGGCGGGGGAGGCAGTGGATCCACTGGTCCTACGGGACCTGGGGGTGCTATAGGCCCAACCGGACCTGCGGGCGGGGGTGGGTCAGGTGGCGGATCTACCGGTCCTACGGGTCCTACAGGTGCCGTAGGCCCAACCGGCCCTGTGCAATCGATCGTGTTCGATGGCGGAAATGCGAGTTCTGTATACTCTATGGGCCCTGTGTTCGATTGTGGTCGAGCCCAATAGTCTCTAATTATAATAAGGGATGCCTTACATTCAATTTGAATTGCGGCGAGACTACGCCGCAGTCTGGACGAGCGTGAACCCCATCCTCGCCCAAGGCGAGTTCGGGTACGAGCTCGAAACGGGATACTTGAAACTGGGAACGGGTCTTACCGGATGGAACTCGTTGCCTTACTATCACACGATAGGGCCCACAGGAGCTACGGGATTTAACGGAACTACCGGAACTACCGGATACACGGGTTACACTGGCTTTACTGGATACACGGGGTACACTGGCTACACCGGAGTCACAGGCTATACTGGATACACCGGTAGAACGGGATATACTGGTTACACTGGTTTCACAGGGTACACTGGCTACACCGGAGTCACTGGATACACTGGCTTTACCGGATACACGGGCTACACTGGCTACACCGGAGTGACTGGATACACCGGCTTTACCGGATACACGGGCTACACTGGCTTTACTGGCTACACTGGCTTTACCGGATACACAGGGTACACGGGTTACACTGGAGTGACTGGATACACGGGCTTTACTGGCTACACAGGGTACACGGGTTACACTGGAGTCACAGGTTACACTGGCTTTACTGGCTACACAGGGTACACAGGCTACACTGGAGTGACCGGGTACACGGGCTTTACCGGATATACTGGTTTCACAGGATACACGGGCTTTACTGGATACACGGGCTTTACCGGATACACTGGATTTACCGGATATACGGGCTTTACTGGGTACACTGGATTTACCGGATACACAGGCTTTACCGGGTACACGGGCTTTACTGGGTACACTGGATTTACCGGATATACGGGCTTTACTGGGTACACTGGATTTACCGGATACACGGGCTTTACTGGCTACACTGGGTACACTGGAGTGACTGGGTACACTGGTTTCACTGGATTTACCGGGTACACTGGGTACACTGGTTTCACAGGATATACAGGGTACACTGGAGTCACAGGTTACACGGGCTACACTGGTTTCACAGGATACACTGGGTACACTGGGTACACTGGAGTGACTGGCTACACTGGGTACACTGGCTTTACTGGGTACACGGGGTACACTGGGTACACTGGAGTGACTGGATACACTGGATTCACGGGATACACGGGTTACACCGGCTTTACAGGGTACACAGGGTACACAGGCTACACCGGATACACTGGAGTCACGGGTTACACCGGCTTTACAGGGTACACAGGGTACACAGGCTACACTGGAGTCACGGGTTACACCGGCTTTACAGGGTACACAGGGTACACTGGCTACACGGGAGTCACAGGCTACACGGGATTTACTGGATACACAGGGTACACCGGTTTTACTGGCTTTACCGGCTACACGGGATTTACTGGATACACAGGGTACACCGGTTTTACTGGCTTTACCGGCTACACAGGGTACACCGGATACACTGGAGTGACTGGATACACTGGCTTTACCGGCTACACAGGGTACACCGGTTTTACTGGTTTTACAGGATACACTGGCTACACAGGCTACACTGGAGTCACAGGTTACACTGGTTTCACTGGATTTACCGGGTACACTGGGTACACTGGAGTCACAGGTTACACTGGTTTTACTGGCTACACGGGATACACTGGGTACACTGGAGTCACAGGTTACACTGGTTTTACTGGCTACACCGGCTACACCGGCTATACTGGAGTCACAGGTTACACTGGTTTCACCGGATTTACTGGCTACACTGGCTACACTGGAGTCACAGGTTACACGGGCTTTACCGGATACACAGGGTACACGGGCTATACTGGAGTCACAGGCTACACTGGATTCACCGGATACACTGGCTACACTGGCTACACTGGAGTGACTGGTTACACTGGTTTCACCGGATACACGGGGTACACTGGGTACACTGGAGTCACAGGCTACACTGGCTTTACTGGATTTACCGGGTACACAGGCTACACTGGAGTCACAGGCTACACTGGTTTCACGGGATACACAGGGTACACAGGTTACACTGGAGTGACTGGTTACACTGGTTTCACAGGGTACACAGGATATACAGGCTACACTGGAGTCACAGGTTACACTGGATTCACAGGATACACAGGTTACACAGGTTACACTGGAGTCACAGGCTACACTGGATTCACGGGATACACAGGGTACACAGGGTACACTGGAGTTACGGGCTACACTGGTTTCACCGGATTTACCGGGTACACGGGCTACACTGGAGTCACAGGTTACACTGGTTTCACCGGATTTACCGGGTACACGGGCTACACTGGAGTCACAGGTTACACTGGATTCACCGGATTTACCGGGTACACGGGCTACACTGGAGTCACAGGTTACACTGGTTTCACAGGATACACAGGGTACACGGGCTACACTGGAGTGACTGGGTACACTGGATTCACCGGATACACTGGCTACACAGGTCTTGGATACTACGGACTAACAAGCGGTTCAAGCATAACAATAGGAACAGGATTGAAAGGAGGAATTCTTACCAGCTTAGCAACCGGAACTCAGACTGCATTTACTTCAGGTCAGCGTGTGCGTATGTTCAGTACCTCAACTCCTGCGAACTATATGGAAGGATTGATTTCAGGATTTACAGGAAACGCCCTCACACTCAACGCAGATGCAGCAGGAGGAAGTGGTACAATTACAGGTTGGACTTTTACTGACGCAGGAATTGTAGGAGCTACAGGATACACTGGCTACACTGGATTCACTGGATTTACCGGGTACACTGGCTACACTGGCTACACTGGAGTGACTGGTTACACTGGATTCACTGGATTTACCGGGTACACTGGCTACACTGGAGTCACAGGGTACACTGGTTTCACTGGATTTACCGGGTACACTGGCTACACTGGAGTCACGGGTTACACTGGTTTCACGGGATACACAGGGTACACGGGCTACACTGGAGTCACAGGTTACACTGGTTTCACTGGTTACACAGGGTATACTGGCTACACTGGAGTCACAGGGTACACTGGTTTCACTGGCTTTACCGGGTACACAGGTTACACTGGAGTGACTGGTTACACTGGTTTCACCGGATTTACCGGGTACACAGGCTACACTGGGTACACTGGAGTGACTGGATACACTGGATTTACCGGGTACACAGGATACACAGGATACACTGGAGTCACAGGATACACCGGATTTACAGGGTACACAGGCTACACGGGAGTGACCGGTTACACTGGTTTCACTGGCTTTACCGGGTACACAGGTTACACTGGAGTGACTGGTTACACTGGTTTCACTGGATTTACCGGGTACACAGGCTACACTGGAGTGACTGGTTACACTGGTTTCACAGGTTACACAGGGTACACAGGTTATACCGGAGTGACTGGTTACACTGGTTTCACCGGATACACAGGTTACACTGGAGTGACTGGTTACACTGGTTTCACCGGATTTACCGGGTACACAGGCTACACTGGAGTGACTGGATACACTGGTTTCACTGGATTTACCGGGTACACAGGATACACTGGAGTCACAGGATACACCGGATTTACAGGGTACACAGGCTACACGGGAGTGACCGGTTACACTGGTTTCACTGGCTTTACCGGGTACACAGGTTACACTGGAGTGACTGGTTACACTGGTTTCACTGGATTTACCGGGTACACAGGCTACACTGGAGTGACTGGTTACACTGGTTTCACAGGTTACACAGGGTACACAGGTTATACCGGAGTGACTGGTTACACTGGTTTCACCGGATACACAGGTTACACTGGAGTGACTGGTTACACTGGTTTCACCGGATTTACCGGGTACACAGGCTACACTGGAGTGACTGGATACACTGGTTTCACTGGATTTACCGGGTACACAGGATACACTGGAGTCACAGGATACACCGGATTTACAGGGTACACAGGCTACACGGGAGTGACCGGTTACACTGGTTTCACTGGCTTTACCGGGTACACAGGTTACACTGGAGTGACTGGTT